GGCAGAAGGCCCGACCTCACGTACCCCCTCGGGGCCGTAGCGAAGACGAGGACGTTGTAGCGCGGCTGCCTTCTGCGTGTCTCCCGCGGTGATACCGAGAGTATCCGGGATCGTAGGTTCGGCCGGAGGGGGATTCGGTGTCGAGGGAGAGGGTACCGAGGGAGGGGGTACCTCGCGTACCCCTTCCGGGCCGTAACGAAGACGAAGACGCGACGCCGAGGCGGGCGTTGTCTCCGCCGCCTCCGTGGCCTTTGTCGCGGCGCCCTGCGCGGCCGGCGTCCCTAGCCGTTTGCCGAGCGCACCGAGCGTTTCCTCGGCTTTCTCTACGATGTCCGGGTGTACGCCGGCGCCGAAGCGCTGGGCGATCGAACGAACGAGTGGACCAATCCGCGAGCCCATCCGCGACAGCGTTTCTGGAAGCTTGGTGATACCAGGCCCAACGGCGGTAGCGATTAGGGCGACGTCGCGCAAGGCATCCCCAACGCGGCTGCCGGCCGTTTCATGCTCCGGCCCAAACATCGTACCCGGTGGAAAGATGACGTCCCGTGTGAATCGGGCGACGTCACCGAGTGAAACCGGGTTAACGACGTCCTTGGTTGGCTGCTGCTCGGGCGGAGAGACGAGAAGATCCGTGTACTTCTTGTACTCCGGATATTTCTTGCCGATTAGACTGGCTAGCTCGTGGTCGGCGAGGCTATTATAGTCGGGGTATTTCGCTCGGACCGCCGCGAGGAACTCCGCCGGAGAGGCTTCGACGGGTAGCGACGGCACGGGCTATTGCTCCTCGGCTTCTTCGTCTTCGTCCCGTTCCTGTTCGCGGACGGGTCCGGGGAGAGGCTCGGCGGGGGCGAAGAGCCCCAGTGGATCCCGTACAGGCCGGGCCGGTTTCTGTTGCTGCTGCGGCTGCTGCTGCTGCTGTCCTGGTGCCTGCGGGTTCCCGAAGAGCCAGGATTTCAGCCACGCGCCGATACCACCGCCCTGGTTCCCCGACATGATCTTCTGGAGAGCCGGCGGCATAGACTTCTGGGGAGGTAGGCTAGGATCCTGAATGCCAAGTTTCTGGAGCTCCAAACGATACAGATGATCGTGGAGCCACTGCATGGATTCGAGCCGGTCGCTCATGTTCCCAAGAAGATCGAACTGTTTCCCGATGCCGGACTCGCTGACGAGACGGTCCAGCATCAGCCCGGCATTCGTAGAGGCACGCGCACGAAGATTCCCGAGCTGGGCGGACGTTGGCGCCGTCTGGCGCTGCCCTTCGGGCATGATGACTTTCCCAGTAGGTACATCGACAAGTCCGACGCCGTAGACGTTCCGAACGACCGGCTTGAGGGGCTCGATGGCTTTACGGCCGTAGTACATACTACGGGCCAAGTCCATCTCGGCCACCGCTCGCCTCCGAGCGGTCTCAGCGTCGATCTCCGCGGCGGTGGCCTCGGGACCACGCAGCGCCCGGACGTAGTCCGTGTATTTCATCCCACCGAAGGGCTTCACCAACTGCGCCTGCGTCTTCGGGAAGATGTCCGGGTACTCGCCGGCAATCGACACGAAGGATTCCCCGTTCGCGAGCCGCTGTAGGGCTTCCTGCTGCCGGGCGTACATCCGCTGCGCCGTTGCCAGTTGGGCCTGTTGTAGCCCGATCTTCAGCGGTAGCTCGGCCGCGGTCCCGGTGTTTGCGAGGGAAGCGTGTGCGAGCCGCTCGCCGCGTTCCTGGCCGGATAGCATCCCGGAGAATATGTCACCGATGGCCTTCGAGAGGGCGCCGGCCGCGAGACTACTACCGTCGTACGGCATGGCTAGTACCCCTGGCTCCCATACGGATCTTCGTAACTACCGCTGTCGTAGCCCGTACCCCGTATGGTATTGGCGTAGGCCGGAAGATACTGCGACGGAGCTGGCGTCGCGGGTCCGCCGGTAGCCCACGGACTCTGGAAGACATCGCCGTAGGGGCTGGTGTTGTAGACCGAAGGCATAGCCCCGTACACGTACCCGCTGCGCCACGGGCCGGGACTCGTAGGCATAATATTCCGCGTATCAGCTTGTCCAGGGTTCCCGTTCGGGTCCATCCCCAGCGCCTTGCGGAGGATCTGCATGTATTCCTGGTTGCGTCTCTGCGCGGCCTCGTACTCCAGCGCCTTGCCCATCGCCCCGAAGTCGCCGATTACCGGCGGGACGGGAAGTTGCTGCGGGAGTGGCCGTCCCATCAACGCCTGGAGCTGCTGCATCCTTGCGGAACGAGCGATATCCGCAGCCTGCTGGTAGCGTTCGGCTTCTGTCTTCGCCAGTCCCTCCGACACCAACGCGTCGGCATACCCACCCTGCAATCGGGCATTAGGGTTGTTCGCCTGGAGAGCACGAACAGCCGCGGCGTGCGCGGCGTCCGACAACGGCGTGTAGTATTGATTGATATCGAGTGGACGATTCGCCAGGGCGCTAAGCTCCGCCGCTCGCTGCGCTTCGATAGCGCGCTGACGCTTCGCTTCGGCCATCTGCCGTTGGTAGCCGTACAGCGAGGAGACGAGTGCCCCGCCGGTCCCGAGGGCGCCGAGGGCCTGCGGCCACGAGATGCCCTTGAGGTAATTCCCGAGATCGCTGAAGTTGAAATCCATAGAGGGATCCTAGAAGATGAAGAGGCTGGCGTAGGGATCTTTGGGGTTCACACCACCAAACGCGGCCATCGCTTCCGGCGTAGCTACTCCGCCGCTGTAAATTCCGCGCTGTTGCATGTCCGGGCTCGGCGTCCGACGAACATTGCTACTGGACCCCCCGACCGTCGTCGGGTCCGGCAAAGGTTGGTAGGCACCGCCAGTACCGGGGTAGGACGTGCCTGTCGTGGGCATCCGTGGCGCGTCGGGCCGGAGTAGAAGGGGAAGCAGTGGCCCGAGCCCGCCCATCAACGAGCCCATAGTCGAGATATTGGGGAGGGCGTCGTAGGCTTTGCCAGCGATACTGCCGAGGCTGCCGCCCAGGTCGAAGCTACCGCCGCCTTCGCCACCACCGAACAGCGACCCCAACCCGCGAAAGAGAGAAGTGAACCAGTCAAGCATGGTTTATCCGTACTGTGGAGGTGTGCCGTAGATCCAGCCGCCCTGTCCGTCGGGGATGATGCTGCGGCCGAAGATCTCCGTCGCCGTTGGCCCCGCATCGCCGCCCGTCTGCACCTGTAGGAGCGAGGCGGGCACCGCCGATCCGGCCTGGCCGGCAGAATCGAAGGCCGCGAGAAGGTTCCGAGCCTGTTGGTAGACGTCACCACGGGCGGGGTTCTGCGCGAAGTATTTGCCGAAGTACGGCTCCCACACGCCGGATCCGAAGCCCTGATCGCCACCGAACCGCATCAGCTTAGCCAGGTCGGTCGCCTGGGCACGCTGCGAATCGGCGTCGGTACTAGCTCCAGCAGCACCCGACCATGTCGGAAGCGCGTTGAGGTAGCTCCCGACGAGGCCTAGGCGGTTGTTCTCGACGAACTGCTGCGCGGTTGGATCCCCCTTCGCTGCAAGTTCGAGGATCGGCCGAACCTGATCGACGTAGGCATTAAGCTGTTGATTGATCGGGGCGAGTTGCCGGTCGAGTGGGCCCCACTCCCAGAACCCACCACGTGCCGGGTCGTAGCCGAAGATGCCAGAGCTACGGCTCTTCGCGGCGTTGATCGCGCTGTCGAGCTCGGACGGTGAACCTGCCCATCTCAGGGCATTCTCAAAATCCCGGATGGCGCCGGGCGCCATTCCTGCCGCCGCCCTCTGGTCGTGGGCGTACGAGGAATACCCGACACCGGCATCGCCGAAGATCCCTTCGATCGCCGCTTGAAAGACGGGAGCGTAGAAGGCAAGGGCGCCAAGGGCCGGAGCAATCGCGCCCGTCGCGGCCTCGGCCATCGTACCGCCCATGGTCGCCGCTGTGGCGAGTTCGGGAGGCGCACCGAGCTGCCTGAGGAGCAGACCGAGGGCCGCGTTCGCGGCGCCCGCGCCCAGCGAACCTGCAAGGGAAGAGCCAGCACTGGCAGCCCCGCCTGCACCGGACGCGGCCCCTCCTGCGCTAGCACCCGCGCCCGCTGCGCCGGCCCCCGTCGCCGCCGTGTTCCCACCGAAGCCTAGGATCTCGTTTCCTAGATTCCCCTCTGTTATCGCCTTCGCCCAACCTAGGACCTGGTCTGCGGGAAGCACCCCCCCGTATTGGGAGAGCATCTGGTTCGCCAGATTGATCATGGACTGCTGCCCGGCTCCGAGCGGTGCCTCCAGGGTACCCCCTACTCCCCCAACCGACAGTCCTTGGCTAGGACCCGCAGGCGCAGTACTACCGCCGTAATTACCGTTGGCTATTTTCTGGAATTCGTCGAAGCTGAGGTTGGCGCCTCGCACGGTATTGGCGTAGGCCGGAAGATACTGCGACGGAGCTGGCGTCGCGGGTCCGCCGGTAGCCCACAGGCTCTGGCCAGAAAGCGCGGATGCGATGCCGCCTGCCGCGCCTCCTCCAGTACTCCCAGCACTACGTAGCTGGTCCGAGAGGGACACCCCGCCCGTATCCCCACGCGTCGGTCCGCTCTTGAAGAGATCGATCAGGTTCTTGACGGCCTTCATCGCCGAATCGGGGCTGATGCCGCCGGGCTGTGCCCTGCCACCACCGCCTGCTGCGGGTGTAGGCTCGCCCACGGGAATGTTCGCTCCGCCATCCTGCGCGGCTTGGGCCGCTTTCAGGACCGCCTGGTTTGGATCGGCCGCCGCGCCCGGGGTGAATAACGCGCCCTTCGCCTTGCGGATGATCTCGTCGAGGTTCTGGCCTGGCCCAGCCGGTGGTTCCGACAGGGGATTCACGCCGGTCTGGAACGCCTGCGGCTGGAAAAGCGGCGACGAGAACGGAGAGACCGTGATACTCGAAGGGAACTCTAGAGCCATGAGGTTTCCTAGCCTTCCCGCCAGCCCCTAAAGTATTTCAGCTTGAGGGAACCGGCAGTGGCGTTGCCGAAGGTGATCCCGATGGACGTGGTATCCACGTTCGGAAGGTCCACATTCGGCATGACGTTGAAGACCGACGTGCCATCGGCGATCTTGATGTGCAGGGGACGAGGAACGTCCGTCGTATCGTGCGGTCCCATCCAGGCGCGGATGATGCCCCCGCCGGACGCGGCGTTCGTGAGAAGAGTGGCGGCGGTGACCCCGCTCCCATTCACACGGAAGGTGAGGGAGGGTTGGAGCGTAGCTCCCGACGTCGACCAGGAGAAAGACACGATCCAAAGAACGGTCTTGGTCTTGACGACGGAGAAGCTGTAGTCCTTTGTGACCGTCCCACCAATCGTCAGCGTCGTAAGCGTGTCGTCCGCTAGGCCCTGCTGGAACACCCCGACCGTATCCGGGATGTTCTGGGCATTGAACGTGTTGTACAACGTTACGATGTCGGCGGACTTGGCAACCTGGCCCGGTGCCAGGGTTGACGGGACGGTTAGGTTCTGCGAGATAATCGGCACGGGGTTATTTCTCCGCGTTCGTGAGCGGTTTCGGCCGGGCCTGGATTTCTATGCTACGAAGACGTACAGGACCGGAGCCGGAAATATCGGCAGTGACGGCGGAAGCGGTTTGTAGGATATCCACCGACTGGCGCCCGTCGACCGTGTTCAACGTATCCCATACCATGCTGTCCCAGGCCCCGATATTCCAAAGACTGGTTGTGGAGGTCCCACCGTATGTCACGGTCTTCGAGACCGGGTTCCCAATCCCGAGGAGCGTGTTGGAGACGGTTACGTCTTCGGTAGGCGTGTATAGGAAATCGAGTAGCATCCGTCGCCAGAAGGCGTAGCGGCTCGGGCTCCCAAGATTGAAGGGCCGGGTCCGCAGGGACCAAGTAATCGCCACGCCGTTATCGGATGTTGCCCCCGAGAACAACGAGACGATCTGGCCCGTACCGAAGGTCCCAGCGTGAATGACGGGTGTGGATCCGGGGACCGAGAACAACGACAGGCAGCTGAAATCTACGGGGAAGTCGCAAATCGACCACGCTCGTCGGACCAGGTCGTAGACGAACAGCCGCGTCAGGCCATTGCCCGTGAGGGGACACGCGGCGATGTAGAGCGGGGGGTTCTGGGATTGTACCGACCAGCTACGATCGATCGCGTTGAAGTTGAGTCCGGTGATATCGTCTCGACCGTAGATATACGGCCGGACTTCCTCCGAGATCAAACGATCGTCCACGCCGTTGAATAGCGCGAAGCCTTTGTGGGTGAGGCGGATGATACCGAAGCCCGACACGAACTGGATCGTCCGTGGGGCCGTACACCCCATATCGCTCTTGACCTTCTGGATCGAGAAGTTCGCGGCCCCGAAGACGCTGACGACCTGGTAGGTGCTGTAGTTCTTGAACAGCACTAGGGTTTGCGTGGGGCTAATGCCCGTCTCCGCGATGGTGTACGTCGCCATCCCCATCCCGACCTGGCCGTCGTCCTTCGCGACGAACGCCTGGTTGGCGTTGGGCCAGCTGTTCGGGTTGTTGACATCGGACATCCGAAGGGACGAGGGGCCATCGAGGGCGGTGGTGGATGTAGATGTGTTCCACAACCACAGACTGCCGAGATGGAACGCAATGTGGGCTGCGCCTGGGGGAGTCGTCTGTCCGGCCTGCGCGGTAATGGCAGGGGCGCTGGTCCCATCGAATTGTACGGGCGTCGCTCCGTTCCCACGAGCGATGATTTCCGTGTCGACCATCGTCACGGATTGCGGGAGGAGGATGGCGGGGTTCGTCAGGGTTCCGATGCCCGTCCACGGGTTCGTATCCGTTCGGAATAGCTGCGTGGTCCCGCTGACGTTCTGGATCGCAAAGGGAATCGACGTGCCGTTTGCCTTGTTCAGAACGCCACGATAGATGATCGGGGAGTTCGTGAGGTTCGGCGACGTCGTGACCACGCTGTAGCCATCCCGCGTACGGAGCGACCCGTGCTCGTCGAGGATCAGGTTCCGAATACGCTGAACCTGTTTGTCCCCCGTCAGGTACGGGTTAGAGACGGCGTTTACCCCGCCCGAGAAATCAATCTGGGCGATGGGGACCAGCGTAGAAGGCATGTGTTAGCAGTCCGGGCCCGCTTCGTGACCGGAGGGATGCTCTAGATGATCCACACGTACTTCCAGGGAACGAATGCGCGTGGCGGTGTGGTTCATGATCTGCCGGTACAGATACCAGAAGGCACGGGCCCCCACCGCGATGACCATCGAGGTATAGATGTAGCTGCCAAGTACTAGGTACTGCAACAAATCCATGGGGTGCATGCTATGGGATGTATACGCGGCCGCCCCAGAGATGGGGACCAGGAGGACCGAGGCGAATCTGTAGTCCCTGTTTCAGACCGGCTTTGTTGTGGAGTTTGTTGGCGAGATCCCCGACCAGCTGTTTGAAATCCAGGAGACCTTGTCGGGCCGTCATGTGATCCTGCTCCGTCTCCCGGACCTTCGAGAGGATATAGAGCTCCAGCAACGGCCACAGCCCTTGTGGAATCTCGACGGTGTCCGTGACGTTGACGAGCTTGGCAGGAGTACGGGTGCCCTTCCAGAAGATATTGCCCTCAAGCACGGTAGCCCCGTTGGGATGGGTAGAAGCTACCGTACCGCCCTGTCCCCGGAGGACGTTCGTTACGACCCCCGTGGTCGTATCGATGTTGCGGTAGAGGATGATCTCGCTCTCGATTTGGAGATACCCGTATGGCCTGATACCCGTGGGGTTTGCAACCGTGAAGGTCTTGTCCGTCGCCCCGATCGCACCGGAGAGCGTGGTACTTGCCCCGGTACGGTTCGGTGCGGGCCAGACGTGCATACGCGGTGTGGCGTGAATCGAATGCGGGCCGAACCACCAAGACCGCCCCGTCACTTTCGTGGTGAACAGGTCGTCGAGGACCGCCGTCCGCGTTAGCGGAAGATTGTCAAACCACACCTGGTCCACACCAATCCACATGGGGTCGATCTCGTACGTATCCATGCCCGACGTGCTCTGGATAGCACCCCAGTCTTGGATGACCGGAGCATCGGTGCACAGAATCCGGCCGGCATCGTTAAGCCAACGGAGCAGAGTCGCGCGGGAGAACGTCCCATCATCGGTCTGGACGTTGGCCACCCGATCGGGGATCTGGTCGCGGACGGATGCGATGATATCGGTAGCGTCAGCCACAGGGTTGTCCTAGCCTCGGGAAGAAAGGGGGAGGGGGCACGCTGGGTACCCCCTCCCGGAGGGAACGAACTACGCGGCGCCGAAGTCGACGTCGTAGGTACCAGTGTCGGTACCGCTAAACGTCACTTTCACGCGCCAGTACTGACGACGGACGCCATCCGGGATCATCCCGGTGACATAACCCGACGCCTTCCCGAACGCGCCAGCCGTCAGGTTGGTACGATCCGGCTGCCACATACCGATATCAACGACATCGGAGGCGAACGTCGCGCTCGAAGAACACTGGAGCGAGAAGATCGGGCCAACCGTACCCGTGCCGCCCGTGAATGCCTTCAGGGCGACGCACATGTAGCCGCCCTCGAATGCGGCCGAGCCGGCATCCTGAACGGCGGTGGTAGCGGTCTGATCCGCAAGCGTGAAGCGGGCCTTGGGGATCGGTACCACGATCTCCTTGTAGGGGGCGTTAGAGAAGCCTGTAATGGTCTGTGCCATAGTGTTATCTCCCCCCTATCCGTTCGAGATGTTCACGAGCGCCTGCTGCATCCGCGGATTCTTGACGACCAGCTGCAAGGTCACGAAGATGTTGCTGATGAGCACACGCTGGTTACTCGGCTTGAGGAAGGAGTCGATGACGAAGTAGTCATCCTCGTGGAAGTACACGCAAATGTACTTCGTGTTGAGGAAGTACATCTCCTTCGCCGGGATGAACTGATCGTGCAGTACGACGGCGTTGTTGAAGACGAGGTGCCGCTTGAAGCCAGCGCGGGTCGTCTCCTCATCCGTGACGTACCGGATGTTGCCGACGAGCAGACCCCAGAAGGCGTTGAACGCCGCCTGGGTCGTCAGGATGGTATCCGGCTCTTCGTTCCCGAACGTGATCCGACCGTACTCGACCTGCATCGAGGTCAGGTCAAGGTTCGCGCCCAGGTTCTTGGGACCGTTGCCAGCGCCGGGGACCCAGAAGGAGTTCGCGGCCACCGACCGGTCCACACCACCGTAGACGGAGGTGCTGTCGTTGACGGCGAGCTCCAGAGAGTCGAGATCCATGGTGGTATTCTGCGGGGCGGTTCTGTACAGCGCTCGCGAGATCTTCTGGAGGAGAGACGCCATCGCGATCTCTTCCTTGGCCTTCACGAGGTCAATGACTCCCGTCGGACCCGAGTTGAACAGCAGGTCCGTGTAGGGAATCACAATGGGCTGATGATAGTGCCGCCACTGCCACTCAGCGGGCTGGATGCTATCGGAGAGCGACGTGTCGAGCACGTTCGCGCCCCAGTACGCACCTCCCGGTGCTTCTTCGGCATACACGACCGGAACAACGATCGCGCTGCCTCCCTGGATCTTTCGACCCAACCGCGTAAGACGCCACCAGCTGGGAGACGGCTTGAAGATGGCGTCCACGAGCACTGGACGGAAATGCTTCTGACTGACAGCATTGGCCGTGTTGACCAGGCTCACAGGCGGCTGGGACACACTCACACCAACTGCCATATGAATGCTCCGAGAGCGGAGAGAGCGCTAGGTGGCCCCCTCCGGCTGGAGCTATCGTCCGACGAGCGAACTACCCTCCGGGCTGGAGGATCTGGAGGATCTCGGGATCCTGGAGAGCACGATCCGCAGCTTCATCGAAGGTTGCGGGAGTATCCTTGGAAGGAGCGGCAACGACGCGGCGGGCGGTAATAGCCGGCTGGAGGAGTTCCTCCTTGGCCTTCTTGTACGCGGCCTCGTGGGCCTCTTTCTTCGCGGCCTCGATCGCCGTCTTGGTCCGCCGCTCTTCGGTCATGAGCTTGTGTGCCCAGTCCAAACGTGGGATGTAGTTTGCCCGGGCGAACTGTACGAGCTCTTCCTCGTTCAGGTCCGGGTCCTGCTGCTTGAGGAACGACAGCACTCGCCGATGTTGATCGGCGATATACGCGGTTTCATACATCTGTTGTTTGGCCTCGGCAGCCCTAACCCGCTGATCGGCTTCGGTCAGCTTCGCTTCCAAGGACTGGAGACGTTCGGAGAGCTTTCGCGCGATCGGGTCGCGCTCCAGCATCTCGTCAATCTCGTCTCGGGATGCCATCGGGTTCTGCGCGAAAAGCTGCTTGGCCAATTCGGTCAGCTTGGCTTCTGCGTCGAGCCGTGCGGCTTCCCACTCTGCTTGCTTCTGTTCGAAGTTACGTCGCTGGGCCGCGAGTGCCGCCGTCTTCTGGCGGTAGTCCCGTTCCAGCATCGTGTTCTTCCGAAGATCACCGAGGGTGGTCTCCACCCCATCCGCGAGGGTAATCTTCGTTGTGTCGGGATAGCTGTCTTTGTTGTTAAGGATATCTTCGAGTGTGGCCATGTACTATGCCGTTCTCCTGCTGCGAGGTCGAGTGTGGCAGAGGGGTTTCTGCTCTCGAATCGCTTGGCAAAAGGGGGAACGAAACGCGGACGAGAATGGTACGCCGGGTTATCCGGCGCCGAACCCGCCCGAAGGAACACCAGGAGGAAGACCCTCCGCGCCCATAGTCATACCCATCATCGGGGGAGGCGCGAACTGGTCCTGGCTCTTCTGGAGTTCTACCTTTGCGGACAACAGCTGGCGAGCAACCTGGTGCAGGGTGCCTGCCAGTTTGGGGTTCCACGTCGTCACTTGCGGAAGGGACCGCAGCACCAGCTGGTGGGCGAGATCAAGTGCCTCATCCACCTTGGCCATGGACTCCGTGGGGTTTGCGTTGGACTTCGGCAGCAGCCCGTCGAGGGCATTCATCGCCGTGTCGACCATGGGGTTGCCGCCCTGGGGTAAATTGCCGGGGGCAGACGGAACAGGAGGAAGACCCCCGGGAAGCCCTTGCTGGATACCGGGTGACATCGCCGGCAGCGTTGGATCGTACATAGACCCCGAGGGCATGGGTTACCTCCTAGTAGCCTTTCTTGCCGCCCTTCCGGGCGCCCTTGGTCTTGTTCAACCCGAGCACATCCGGGACCGAAACCTTCTCGATCGCGTTACGCACTGGTTCGGGACCAAGATTCTTGCCCGGCTTCGTGTACAGTGGACCAAGGAAACCGTGCGAATCGGTACCGTCCGCCGTCTTCGCGGGGCGGACGTCTCTGGCCTCTGACGCCATGGGAATTCCTTTCTGGCGAGGGAGTTTTAGCCTCGCCGGGTATGGGCACGACGTCCGGCGGGACGGCGTGCCTTCTTGCGGCCGGGCGCGGAGCGTTCCACTCCCCCCGCAAATTCGGATAACTGGGACTCGGACATTCCGGTCTTGGTGGGCTTGCCAGCACGGAGTCGACCGAGCTCTGCACCCATAAAACGACGTTGTCTCTCGCTGACCGCTGGCACGATGGTCCTCCCTAGATGTAGATCCCCTGTTCGGCGACAGTCCGCAGTCCGTGCTGGAAAAGACGGAATGCCTCCGCGCGGGATTTTCCCTCGATCTGGTTTGCGGGGATATCGACCGACGTCTCACGACCGCCGACAACACCACGGACGGTATACCATTCCCCCCGCTTATCTACGGAACGAATCCCGACGATGCTATCCATGGATGTTCACCCGGACAATTCTCCGATCCGTAATGACAAGTAGCCCACCCGGGACGTCACGGATATCCTTCACCGTCTCGCCGTTAGATACGGCAAACAAGGTTTCGATGGTTCCGGCCCGGGTCTCGACGATTCTTGCCTCCACCGACGGAGAGGGGGCCGCGCCCGACGCCACCGTTCGCCGCGAGGTAAGCGTTTGGTTCCACTTCTCTTCGCTCGTAAAGTTCAGCATGCTGCCACAGACGTGACACAACGGGGGAGCAGCACCGTCCGCTGGCGGAGCGTCGCCGACGGGGGCGAAGTTCTCAGGTTTGCACTGGGATGGGTCCGAGATCGCAATCTTACTGCGGTAGCGAGTTTCCCCGCACGTAGTACAAATCGCGAGAATGGTCACCGGCGAAAGGGTACTCGTCTCTCTCGTCTTCGTCGCGGTGTCGGCCACGTTATGCCTTTCTCTTGGAGTGCATCTTGGCCATCATCTGGGCCTGTGCTGCCTGGGCTTCGGTCTGGTCCATACGAGCGGAAACCTCTTCCCAGTTCGGCCAGCCCAGTGCTTCAAGCACGCTCTTCCGGTCGATCGCACGAAGGCGGAACAATGCCAATCCCAGTCTCTTCAGCATCGTCCGGCTCATCACCTGGAACGACGCGGGATCCACGTAGACGTGGTAGTTCTCGGGATTTTCGATGGGCTGCCACATGACGGGTGCGAAGTGCTCACCCTCGACGGAGGGGATCGCCCGTGGCGTGGTATAGTTCTTCGCCATCATCGCGAACAGATATTCCGCAATGCGCTGAACCGTGTAGTACAGCAATCGGGAGCGCAACCTCGTCGGGGCTTGCGACTGGCTGACTTCCGTCTCCGTGAGCTCCGGAGACACGTTTCCCCTCGCCGAAACACCCATGCGGGCATCCGGGAAGCCGAGGAGCCGGCGCTGCATATCCAGCATGCGCCAGGGGCTTTGGACCATGTCCGGAGGCATCGGAGGGGGATACTTGATGTCGAACGAGCTCCCCTGGTTGATCGTGACGATCTGTCCGGGGATACCGGTGAAGCTCTCCCAGTCGACGCCGGTGTTTGTCGAGGCGACATAGATGCCGTTGTTGAGACGGATCGCGTTCTCGACGATCGCGCTCATCAACTTGTCGGCAGCTAGCTGGAGCTCCGACGTCTGCTGGACGAAGCCCGTACCCCAGAACCGACCGAGCGGCGGTTCGAGCACCACACGGAAGATTCCGAAATGGCCTCGGGGATTCGGGTTCGGGCCATCGAAGAGGATGACGCCGTTGGCGCCGATGATACGACGGCCGTTCGGGTACTTCGCCTGGATCTTCGAGCGGTAGGTCGGTTGTCCAGTCGAGTCTACGCCATCCGGTTCCAGCACGGTCTCGACGCTATCGTCGTTGACGATGCAGTCGAGGACACGGGCACGGCCCTTCTTGTAGCCGGGGAGGGAGCGGCCCACGAGGGAGGTATCCGACAACGGGCCTTCGTACTGTGCCCAAGCTACGCCACCGTCGATCGCAGAGATTCGCTTCGTACTCTTGTCCTTGATCGACCAACGGTCCTCCGGACGAACCCGCATCCCCTCGGTGGGGAACAGGCGTCGGATCTCCTGAATGTCCATGACCGTCTCGACGATGACGTACTGCCATCGCTTATCGTCGATGGCGTCCGGATCCGGGAGGATGTAGCGGGGATCGACATCATCTACGATCAGGTCGCCCATCCCGTGGAAGCCGTCCGGATCCCACTGGCCACGAATGAAGCCGGTCCCGCAGATCAGCGCCCAGCAGACGGCATAGGCGAGTTTCAGGTTGATCTGCTCCCGCGCCCAACACGCGCGCAGCGCCCGCTCGACCTGCTCGTCGCGCTGGCCCGTACGCGGATCCCGCATGACGTAGATACGAAGATCCGAGTCGGACAGATCCGAGGCCTCCGAGAGAATCAACGTACGGAGCTCGTTGATAACTACCGGAGGCTTGTAGGTGGGCATGTCGTGGGACCAATGCTTCCCGTAGAACATGTCCATCCACCGGTTGAAGTGGTGGAAGGCGGCCTCTTGCTGGCGGACGCGCTCCGACTCGTCGGCCATGTCTTCCAGCCACGCCCAGAGCTCTTGCTCGCCGGGGCGCGGCGGAGGACCAGCGCTCTCGCCCGTACGAGTGTCCGGCGGGCTAGACGGATCGGAAGGGAGCAGCAGCGGAAACGAGGGGGAAGAGGGAGAAGGGGGCACGGTACGCCTATGCCATCACGTAGTTATCGAGGTACCACTTCACGAGCTCGCCAACAGGCATCTCCATCCGAGCATCCTGCTCAAGCACGAAGTAGCTGACGATCGCTTCGACGGTTCTCTCGACGGGTTCGCTGCGGCCGTGGGCAAGGTTGGTGAGTTTGGTGCTATGCGGTTCGCCAAGCGCCTTCACGGCTAAGGTCGGATCGATGCTCGTCGGCCATCCTCTTTCGGACAACCCAATCGGGCTCATCTGCCAGACCATGGATACGCTGGAATCGGGGGGCGTGGTTTCCGCATAGAAAATAGACTCGGGGCTCGGCCAAGGGGTTTTTGTTTCGACCGTGGCCGTAGCAGACATGTCGGAGGTAGACGGCGCCAGCTCGCTGTCGGAGAGAGCCTCCGGCGCTGCATCGCTCCCCGGTTTCCGGGTCTTCCCATCCGCACGACCACGTCTCGTGAACAGGGGGCTTCGGTACTCTCGTAGAGCGTTGGATAGCTTCCATCCTTTACGCGGCATCCTTCCTTGTCTCTTTCGTGGAAGATGGGGTTGTGGGGGAGAGGTGCCACACCACGTCGAGCTCGTTCTTCTCGTTCAGGGTGTGGTGTGGGAGAAAACAGGACTCGCCATTGCAGCAGGGGCAGCCACAGTAGGGGGGCCGAGGTAGGGGGAGCATGGGGAGGGGGGAGAGGGGTGGGTGGGTGGATTACGCGGGTTGGAAGTAGCGACCCAGCAGCGTCTTATCGACCGCGCGCATCCCACCGCAGTATCCACAGCGGAACACCCAGACACCCGGCTTGTAATTCGGACCGAACGATGGGTCGGCTTCCCGCAAGGGGCGCATCTCACGGCGGCACTCGTTGCCACTCGGAAGGATCGTCATGCAGCGTGGAAGAAGGTAGCGACGGGACATCTTCTAGCTCTGCATCCAGTTCGCGATGGCCTTCTTGGCCTTCTCGCGAAGAATCGTTTGGATTCGTTTCTTGCCGGTCTGGTCGAAGCCGGAAACGATGGAGAGCCCGTGGTCGGGAGCCTCGGTCCCATCCTCCCGGGTGTATACCCGCGCTGCCGCCGCTCCGATATGGTTCTCTTCGCGCGTACGCAGCGCCAACAGCAACGCGAGGACCCGGTCGTCGTGCCCTACCTCGGCCTCGTACTTGCCGTTATCCTGGCGGGAGAAATGCTTGATCTCGTCGAGCGTGCTGCTGTCGTGGAGCGTGATGAGGCGCGTATTGATCGCGCGACGACCCGCTTCGATGAGGAGCGGACGGCTGTAGACGTTGGTGACCCAGCCCCACAACTTGGCGTTCGCTTTCTGGAAATGGTCAGGCTTACCACGCCAGGGATGGAACCGGGGGTAGTTGTGGACCCGGAGCAGATAGTCCTGGATCGCGAGGCCCGTGCTCTGCACCTCGACGTTGACGATTGCGGTGTTGTACCAGCGCCCTAGCTTGTTGATGATACGGGACATGTCCCAAGGGGCAATGGCACCGTGGACGATCGCGACCTGTTCGATCGTATCCATGTCGAGGACCTGGGCGCAGGCGTAGTCGCCGGTTTCTTTGCCCTCGCGATATACGAAGCCGGTATCGACGCCGATCGCGTACTGGTGGCCGGCCTGCGGCCTCTTCCAGATCTGGATCTCACCGGACGCGTCTTCGAGTAGCTGATCTCCATGACAGGTCAGCCGCTCGGCCGGTGGCTTGATGTTGGGCTGCTGGGCGAGGATCGCGAGATGATCGAATGCCGGGAGCCCTCGGCTGATGAAGGCTTCCTCGGCCGTCGAGGGATATTCCTGGTGGAACATCTCGATCATGCCTTCGCAGGTTGTCGCGATCTGGTTGCGCCGCCAACGGAGACTGCGGCCGTCGAGCCCAAGATCGCCGAAGACCTTCACCAGGAGTTTCTCTTCCTCGTCCCACTCGGACTCCGGGACCGGCGGGTCCTCCCGGTACTTCGGCATGATGAACCACGGGATGAAGATGGGACGGAAACGAGAGCGCCCATCTACCGCCATCTTCCATTGCTTGTAGAAGAGCTCGCCTTGCCCGGCGACCCCGTTCGCCGTACTCTCCAGGATGAAGATCGTATCGGGTAGATACGGTACCGCCTGCGACAACCCGACGAACACTTCCGGGTGAGGCCAGAACGCAAGCTCGGAGGCATGGACGCAGGTTTGCGTGGTACCTCGGCCCTTGCTCGCGATACCGGCGGAGATAACCTTGAACCGCGAAACACCGCCCGGCAGCGGAAGCACGAGCTCTTTCATCTTCGAGGGTGTAAGCTTCGGCAGCGGCAGGTAGTCGTAGAACCGCTTGGCCGTCTCGAAGATCGCCGTTGTGCTATCGAGGTCCTGGGCGATGACGAGGCTGTGTGTATTGGCGTGTTCGAGGGTACGTGTGAAGACGAGGGCCTCGAAGAACGTACTCGCGTAGACCTGACGCCCCTTGAGCACTATGAACCAGAGCGGATCGTGGTTATCGAGACGAGGAGCGATCGGCCTCCACAGGATCTTCTGGCTATCCGAGAAACGAAGAGGGACGATACGACTCCGTTCGTCTCGGATGAAGAGACCCTGCATCGCCCGCAGGTACGCTGCGGAGCGAGACAGGCGGGGGGTAGAGACGGCGGTTATGGGAGGGGGATCCTTCCTAGTTGGCCGGCGGCCTGCTCGGCCGCGCTACGATCGAGGATGTTCTGTGCCATGTGGTGTAGGGCTTGGTGCCAGGGCAGCCACGTAGAATCCGGGTAGGCCGGCGTGACACCCTTCTCCATCATGCGCGTGAAGATCGGGTAGCCATACTTTTCGGGCATCCCGAACTGGCCACGGTTCACGCTGTAAAGTCCATGTAGGGCTTCGTGGACCATAGCAAGGGGACGATCTGCCGGGTTGAGCTTCGGGAGCGCCTGGAGAAGAACATCGGTACCTTCGGGGATAATCCCGAGTCTCGCGGCTTCCGGCGTCAGATTTCGATTCAGCATCCACGCAAGAGGTAGCCGATCCCCGGCTTGATTGAGAAACTGCTGGACAACCGGGGGAACATCGTGTATCGTCGAGAAGGTAAACTTCGCGGGATTACGCGCGAGGGCGGAGTACACACGTGGTGCTACCTGCCGTAGCTCGCTGGCGAGCGGATGCATCGGGTTCGTCACGATCGCCGGAGAGGGCGCCAGTCCCGCGTTTGGATCGCGGGCTCCCGCGCGGATGATGGCATCTACCCACGGAATCCCCGTGGGCTTGAACGAATCATCGAGACGCAACGGCGCGTCGGGGGTACCAGCGTATGGCATGGGCGAAGGAGGGGTGGGCTAGTTGTCGTTCTCGGCGCCGCTCGGCCAACCCACGCCGGGCTGCGTGTCCTTGCTCTCGTTCCGGTCTCTCTGAGCTTCGTTGCTCATCTGCCGCTCGTTGCCCATGGCGCTAAGCAGATGCTCCATGTCTGCGGACTTCCGTCCCGTCTTGATGAAGGCACTACCTCGTTTCGACATATGCTTCCCCTTCTTCCTCTTCGGCCTCGGCCTCTTCTTCGTCCATGAATTCGCTCGCGTCGAACGGCACCGCACCGTCGTAGACGGAGCCGGACGCGGAATCTTCTTTCGCGCGGTAGTCACCCTGATCGGGCAGCACGTCCACGTTACCGTGCAGGTAATCCTGGTACCGCTCCCAGATCTCCCGGTCGAAAGCACCGCGCGCCTTCTCTTCGGCGACGGCCGCGAACATCGCGTGGCGGTCGCTCTCGATCGCCAGCTTGAGCAGGGAATAGGCATTACAGAAACCCGATAGGGTCTCCCAATCCGTGAGCACCTTGTCGCGCAGGGCCTCGAAGCCCTTCACGCGACCCTTCTCGGCGATGGTCTTCGGGATATCCCGGAAGAAACCGGCAGGACTAGTGCGGGCCATTTCTACCCCTCCTCGGCGAGCAGCGAGGATGCGAGTCTACGCGCTGCCATTCGACGTTCCGACAGGGCGAGATCCTCATCGCTCTTGTAGAACGCCTTCCGGAACTTGAGCTCCTGCCAGATCTCCTGTTGATCCTGGGCCAGCTTCGTAATATCCGCCCGTACGACCGTCCACGGCTTGTACACGTAGCGATAGACCACGTAGGCAACGCCTACCGTCGTGAAGAGCCATGCGGCGGACATGAAGCCAAGAAGGATTTCCATGTGGTACCTCGTAGTATCCACTCCCGGGGCGGGATGGTACTACTCGTCTATCGTCCTCTCGTCTATCGTCCTAACGAGGCGTTGGTTCTTGTGGGGTTGGAGGGAGGGAATCTAGGAACGAGGCGGCGGCGGGGTCCGCCGGCGCGATCTTGTCCGGGGACAGGGAGCCACGAGGAGCACGCGCGGGCTTTTTCGGCGGAGCAGCGATGGGCTCGCCGGCGAGTTCGTTGATGATGCTGCGAATCTTATCGAGTGCCTGGTTGTACTGCTGGGCGAGTCGCTGCTGGCGGACTCCCATCTGTCGGGCGATGGCCGAGACGCTCTGTCCGCCTTGGACGGCGAGGAGGAGCTCCCGGTCCTTCGGGTCGAGTTGTCCTAGGGCCTTGTCGAATAGCTGGTACTTTTCTTGGTCTCCCGCCGCTTGGAATACCTTCTCGACGTCGGGAGCTACAGACAGTTCCGGGCGCGGCTCGGCCCTGGGAGATTGTTCGCCGCCGGGGATAGGACGAAGGCGGATCCAGCTTTTCTTCGACTCGGTAGTGGGAGCGAACTCTGGTGTCTGGAAGGGAGATACCGGGTTCGGGCGGTCTATTCCCGCGAGAACATCCTCGACTTCCTGCTGGGAAATCGGGGTACCCGTTCGGTTGAGATACTTTGTGATGCCGGCGGAAGACGGCTCAAACCCGCCGTACTTCGCGGAAGCGGCGCGCAGCTTGTCTTGCGCTGCTCGCACCATCTGGGCCTTATCCAAGAACTCTTCCGAAGGGGGGACAATCCGATTTATCGACTGCGCCCATCGCTTGACATCCCGTTGCATCTTGGGATAGATCCAATTGGCAAACTCTTCCAGGTTCTCTTCGATGGGCTTCCCGAAGTTGGCGGCATTCTCCGTATAGCTACGAAGGGCTTCCTGTATCGCGTCCGAGCGCATCGAAGGATTGCCGACGCTGTAGCGCCGGGAGATGGAACGAACGAGCGGAACGATCCGCTGGGGGAGGGAAGACAACGCTTGGGAGGTCCTGGAGAGCGCTTGTGGGGCCCTGGCGGCGCCGGGCCCGACGAGGGTCGCGAGACCGACGATATCCCGTAGTGTATCGCCCACGCGAGTACCTACCGTCTCCTGCGATGGTGTCTCCGCGGGGAATATAACATCCCGCATGAAGTGGGAAAAGTCCTCGAGGGAGATCGGGCTCTGGGACGAGTAGACGTCGAGCGCCTGACTCTCGGGATCGACTCGCGGGGTGGTGGCCGCTACGGGCATGGGATCCTAGTGGGTCGATAGGGCAAGGATGGGGTATTGCCGGTTGGGAAGGCAGCTGTGGGTACGGAGGGATACCTGGTTGATCCGGTCGCGAATGCTGCCATGGGTGATCTCGGGCTCGTCGATATCCCGATTGGCGATCTGGGCGAGGTGCCGAAACGTCTGCTCCGCCACCGCCGTGCCGTCGTACCCCAGGTTGCACATCCAGGTCGCGGCTAGTACATCGGCCTCCTGTTCCAGGTCCGCGCTGGCCATCTGGTACAGCCGGCCGTCCTGCCACTGGATGCAGTGCCCGAGCTCGTGGAGGAGAACGAAGAACTGCTCGTCGGGTGGCATCTGTTCCTGTAAACCTGTGGAGAACGCGATCAGGACGTGGACGTTCCCGTTGTCGTCGCCTTCTAACGCCATGAACGCATTGGGGAAATCGTCGTCATAGGAACCGAAGGTAACGTTCCGGCAGCCTACCCACCGGGCGAGAGTCTGCGGGTCCCAGCCGGGTTCGAGCGAGACGGCCGTCGGCGTGGTGACTACGCAGAGAGCCACCAGCAAAAAAGCGAGCAAAATACGCCGCATATAGCATCGCTGGTGGTCTCTGGTGCAGGACGGTTTTCCTACTCGACTGAGAGACCCGCCTGAGTAGGGCCGGTGGGCGCAGTGCCCGAGGAGGGCGGGTGGTCGTGCTCGTCTCCCCATTTCCACTCGTGGCCTTCCCATCGGAGGACGGCAAAGCCACCGGGGGCAATGGGATCTTCGTCCCGAAGAAGAACCTTCCCGGGGGGTTCGTGGAGGACACCGTTGACCCCATGTTCGAACAGGGCACGAACCACACGAACGTTCCGGGAATGGGTGATCAGGGCGATCGGAAAGGGAGCTGCCTGTGCGAACAGGAACAGCTGCGACAAGGCAGAAAGGAAGCGTTCGGCGAAGGTGAGGTAGCTTTCGCCTCCCGGTGCCGGCGTGGCCTTGTCGACCAGCAGCGCTTGGAGTTTGTCCTTGATGGCGTCGACTGGTTGGCCGGTGTAGCGGCCGACGTCCCACGGCCGGAACGCCGGACTGGGGAGGATGGGGGCCGGGGTCGGGAGGGCCTGTCGGATAATCTGGGCGGTTTCGATCGCCCGGAGCAGATCCGACGAGAAGAGAACCCGGGGGTTGTAGGTCGCGATCGCCGGCGCGAGCTTACGAACGGTAGCCTGGCCTTTCGGGTCCAGGGGAACGTTCTGCCAGCCCCGAATGCGCTCCCGGCCGAGATTCAGCGCCGTTTCCCCGTGTCGGACGAGAAGAACGAGGGGAGACGGGGAGGGTGGTACGTCCGGCATGTTCGAGTATTTTCTTGCGGCCGAGGAGGCGAAGAAGACGGGGATGAACCGCCTCCACGACCTGGGTGTCTTTGCGTTTACGGCGAGCAGCCCAGGCGGGCGCCATTCGAGCCCGCTTCATGTCGGGGGTGTAGGTAGCCCAGGTACGCTTGGAGAGGGCGGACTGCTTGAGGAGCCAAAGATGCCGTCGCCGAACGAGGGGGTCGCGGTGGTCCGCACCCGGGGGACACAGGCAGCGTGCTGTACCCCGGTTCCCAGCAGCCTCTGTACGGGCCGCTAGGGGGTCTAGAATCGACGATCGGCGAGGGGGCCGTACTTGGATATCCCCCAAACGCTCCTGGGGGCGTTTCCGGCCCGCTAGCAGCCGTTCGTAGGCGGCGAGGTCTTTCTGGAACCGTCGGAGCAGCCTTCGGAGGGGAGGGGAGGAGGAGACGAGGGGTTCTACCTTGCGCCAGGCAACGCTGCGGGGGATGCCGCTGGCGAGGTCTTTCCGAAGGCCCTCGACGACGCGGGGGAGAGCGGAGCTACCGGGATCGAGGTCGGGGTTTGCGGGAGGTACGGATCTTCGAGGGGAGTCGATAAGCCACGAATGCTCCGATGGGGGGGACTACGTGGTACCACGATGGGGGGCGGGCACTACACGAGGAACGGGATACTACACCTGCGCATAGTATACCATACCGTACCAGATGGGAAAGGACCCGAAATGCCGTGGAAGGTGCCGTCACCACAACGATTCCCCTCGGACACGAGGACCCCTTGACAAGGTACTGGAACGACTCCTCGGGGCATCGTTGTGGGGGGGACTACGGGGGGACCCCGGTGCTGGAACTACGGGAAAAGACAGGGAAAGGACGGGGGGAGGAGTATCCCGAAAAAGGGGGTGGGATATCCCAAAAAAGGGGGAGGGGTACTCCGAAAATTTTCTAGGCCCAAAATTCTCGTGATGATCCCGGCCCCGGGGTCCCGTGGAGCGGTTCCTTGGGGAGTGGGCTCGGCGCTGCATGGCCGCATACCCCACGGGACCAGGGTGGGCAGGGTGGGGAAGCGAGGGTAGTGCCATCCCGCCCCGGGATCTCAATACTACGAGGTACCTATCCCGGCTCCCGAGGCTCCCGAGGGAGGAAGGAGGAAGAGGAAGATGATGGAGCAAGACCCGTGGGAAGAGCTGGACCGATGCGAGACCGCCGATGAGATCGCGGAGCTGCTGCGGAGGCTCGGTATACGAGGCATCCCCGCGGACCCGCGAGCCTGTCCCCTGGCCGTAGCTACCGGATGGAGGGTCGTGGCTGACGCCGCGTGGACGGTTGAGGATGCGGAGACGCTGCGCGGCTACATCAGCAGCGGGTGCTGTAACTACGACGAGCTGACTCCTGGAGAACGCGAGATAGTACGCTCGCGTTATGGTCGGTCCGACTACCGGCCGGACCACCGTTTCGTCTACTGGGAGCGCGACCTAACGCAAGCGCAGACCGACTTCGTTCGTGGGCTCGACTCGGGCGACTACCGCGACCTCCTCCACCGAAAGGCTACCAGGTACGCATACGCCTAGGTCCTGGGTACCGGGGGGAAGGGGGCCCGAAGGGCCCCCCTACCGTGGTACCACGACGTAGTGCCAGTACGTTTAGTGCTACGAGGGTGCTACGTGGGGTACAGGGTACGTGGTACTACGAGTACTACGTAGTACAGGGTACGATAGGCTAGGGGCCCCTTCGGGGCCCCTTCGGTACCAGGGTACGTGGTACTACGAGGTACCTACGGGTAGTACGTAAGTACCACGGGGGATACGTAGTTACTACGCAGGGATACCCGTAGTGCTACGGAGTGCTACGGAAGTACGTGAAACTACGAGGGATTTCGTTGTTCCCCCAACCTATACGACAATGGGGAAGCGAGGGTAGTGCCATCCCGCCCCGGGATTACCCCCGTAGCACCCCGTGGTGCCCCGGTAGTACCCCCGGTACCCCCCGGTAGTGCCATTCCGTCCCGGGATTACAAGCTACGCGGGGGTACCGGACGAGGAAACCGTGTTTCCACGTAATAACCCGTACTACGGGGGATACGTAGTGCCACGTTATCCCGGGATCTCGTTGTATGCGGGGGAAGGCCGCTTCTCTCGGCCCCAAGGTCCCACGGGCAGTACAAGGGACCGTCGGTATCCGAACCCTGCCGCGAGTATGAGGCAGGCGTGTCACAGGAGAGCAATCGTACTGTACACGGGCTAGACCAGGCGACCGGCGCCGTAGGGCGGCGTGGAACGTGACCATCTAGCCTACCGGGGAATCGACAGTGTGCGACATACGAAACCTGCCTCGCAATCCCTAGCGGATCGGCGAGAGGCTAGAAGTCTGCCTACGTTCGGACGCTCGAAACCGAGTTTCCAGAACGGAGGAAGGCAATATGGCCCCGAGCACCAAGAGCATCGAAGTTGTGGCCCCGCCGACGGTGGTCGAGACTCCCAAGGTCGAGACCACTACCTCGGCCGACAACGTTTCGCTGGTCGGTTTCACCCTTGGTACCTTGATCCCGAGCATGGAAAAGGCGGGACTCGAGCCGAAGCTTGAGGCGCGCATCGTGGACATCGGTTGCCGCGTGCAGTCGAGACTCCGCGAGTTTGCCCGGTTGCGGTCCGACATCGCCAAGACTCTGCACGCCGATCAGGTTCAGGATGTGGCCGATCTGCTGAATCTGCTGGTCACGGCGGGCATCCAGGCCGGTTCGGTCGTCTCCAAAGTCAACGAGATTTGGCGGGCGTACCTGACCGGCAGTAACGAGGCGCAGTCGATCGTTCCCGCCGTGATCCTGAACGGCGAGGAAGTCGCGGCGCAGCGGACGGTTCCCAATCGCTTCTACCATCAGTTTTTCCGGCGGTGGAACGATCTGTCGCGGTGGCAGGCGGGAAGCAATTTCTACCGTCAGCCCACCGACACGAATGCCGGAGAGGTGTATCCGAAGGACGGCGTGAAGATCGGGGATACGGTGTACCATTTCCCGGTCGACGCGCTGCGCGACGGGCACACCCTCTCGTCGGTTCACACAGCGTTCATCAACGTCATTCGGCCACCGAAGCCGATCGATCTGGATCGCTACATGGCCGGGCTGGAGTCGGCCGCACGGCGAGCCATGATCAACCTGAAGGTGGTGGTCAAGCCGGAATTGGGCAAGGGCGCAGGACGCACGGCGCCCCGCCGCCAGATGAGACCGATCGCCGGCAGTCTCCAGGGTATTCGCGGTGCCATGGCCGGGCTGTTGGACATGGCAAAGAAGGACGCGAAGCTGTACACGAGCATCCGCGAGTATCTCCAGAAGCAACTGGCCGACAGCACGCAGCACACCGAGTAGGAAGGCACCGAGCACGGCAGACGGCACGGCCTTTCGCCGGTCTACTAGGGATTGCGAGGAACGACGCGAGGGTACGGTGGGAAAGAAAGGCGGATAACTCCACATGACCACCAAGACGCCCAACATTCTTGGGAACGATCTCTACGCTCTCATCGTCCGGGTCTACAATCCGAAGGGTGAGAAGATCGAAGAGACTCGCTCGTTCGTCCTCGACCACGACTACGCGCTTCTTGGGCTGCTCAATCGAGTCCGGCAGCGGCACCCGACGGCGACCCGAGTCACGGCGGACATAGCGCTACCGATGGCGTAGCGCGGCGCTTCGACAACCCAACCGGATTTCCACCGTACCCCACGCTTCGTTTCCGATGCGGGGCACGGGGGAAGGGATGGTACCGTATGCGTGACTACATCGAGATCGGCCCCGTTCCGACCGATGAATCGTGTGAGCAGCTAGGATCAAACTACGACCCCGTGCGGGCAAGGCGCGAGTGCCGAGTGTTCCTCAGACAACTGCGGCGGCAGTTTGGTCCGGAACCGGAGGGTGCTCAGCTTGCCGTTAAATCGAACGCCCATGACTTCGGTACGTACTACGAAGTCGTGTGCTGGTACGATGAGAACGACGAAACGGCAATGGGCTACGCCATTCGGCTCGAAGAGGAAACGCCGTGCAAGTGGGACACCAAAGCACGAGAAGAGCTATCGTAAACCGACCCGACCTATTTCGCCGTGCCCCGCTCGTTTTTCCTGTGGATTGCGAGGCCTCGACGAGAGAAAAGCGTAGGCGAAGCCATGGAACGAACACGTATCCGAGTAGGCGCGGATGGGACGGTCGTTACGGAATCGCTGCCGCGGACGGTCGAGCATGTATGCCCATCCTGTTTTGGCTTGGGCGTCGTCGTGCGGTCGGTACGCTCCCTCGACGACGGCAAGATATGGACGAAAGATGAGCCATGCCCAGCGTGCAAGGGTGGCGGTGCATCCGTGTATACGGGCCTGTACCTGTAGCTGGAAACGCAGTTTCCAAAACGATGGTGGGCTCTATCCTCCACAACCTTCCTTCGCTCGTCGAGGTTTTCCCTTTGGGCGTCGGGTTGCATCGGAATCGTCGGTGCGTAAAACACGCTCCGGGAACGAATCGTTTCCGTCGTGTTCGCCGGTCCGCCACGGCATCCCGCCGCCCAAACCCTTCCCGGATTGCGAGGCACATGCTGGAAACCGGGTTTACAAGAGGGAGGCACAGGATGATGAAGAAACTCGATGGAATGAAAGGAGTCGTGGTAGCCGGGGCACTCGTGGTACTCGGGATGAACGGAGGGTACGCGTACGGGTTCCCCGGGGTACGTGAGACGCTCCACGAGCTACTCGTAGTACTCGGGGTGTTCGTAGTATACGGGGCGGTACTCGAAATGTTCGGCTGGTAGGCGGACAACATGTACACCGTTCGGCCCAAGGCATCCTCGGCCCGGCGCCCGACCTACGCGCCGGGCTCGCGCCTTCCCCGCCCGGATTCACCCACGAATACCTCACGGGTAGGACGCGCGATGTGGTGCAGCATCTGCTGCACTACCAGGTGTAAACGGGAGCACTCGACGAAAGAGCGGATCGCACGAGTAGTACAAGATACGAAGTGGGAACGCGTCGTGTACGGGAGGTGATGACGGACATGGCGGAGAAGGCCCACATCGCCAAGGCTCTCCGAGCCTGCGACTACCAGCCGAACCACCGTTTCATCTACCGGCAGCTCGACCTAACGCAAGCGCAGATCGACTTCGTTCATAGGTTCGACTCGGGCGACTACTGCGACATCCGAGCCCCAAGCGCGTGAAACCACGCTGTGGCGGCATGTGAGGTGAGAGAGTCGTGACCGCTAGCGGTCGGCTGTACTCGTCTCATAAGAGTGTGCGGGTGGGCAGGCTATGATATCTACTCCCTTCCCCTCGCCCCTCTTGCCTACGAGAGGCCGCTAGCTTGTGTGTCGTGAAATCCTGTGCTCACGTGGCCGCCACGCTTTCCTTCGCGCCTAACGGGCGGCGCGGACCTTGTCCCGGCTCCCGGCGGCATCAAATCGGCGATGGTCGATTGTTGCCGGGCTACCTACCCCACCACATACGGGAGGACGTGAAGGTAAAAACTTCACCCCTAGGCACCTCAACACGGGGGAAACCCTGCGGGGTCGGGTGGCCACCGGGGGCCGGGATAGCAACCCAACCCGGGGGAAAGGAGAAGAGCGTATGAGTACGCCTCTGAAGGACCTTCGTAAACGGCTGTACCAGGGCCGTGTGTTGCCGGCGCGAGAAGCGGACGTACCCGTCCCACTCGACAACGAGCCACGGCGGCGTCTTCGGCGTGTCGTCGGAATGCGCGGAGACAATCCCTTTGCCTCGCGGTTCCGCGACTACGTGCTCAGCCACGGCTGGCGTCAGCGCGAACTCGGCGACGTCACCCAGTACAGCCCCAAGTGGGGAGGATTCCACGGACCGTGGTTCGATCTTTCCTCCGCCGTCATCGCCATCCTCCGAGGGGATGACGGCCGTAGCATGCTGCGACACCAAGGATATCTCCACGGGTAGCATCGCAGTTCCACGTCGTGGAAACGCGGTTTCCACGTGGCCTAGCAGGCTCGGGCATCTGGCCACGTTCCACGATCGCCACGCTGTCTACGAAGTCTTCGCGGACGAGCCGGACGTGTGGAAGGTCGAGAAGTACCGCGACGACATTCTGGAGGTCGCGCTCGTCGTGCGGTGGGATGGCAAGGCGCTACTGTGCGACCCACGGTGTACCGCAGGCCGCTTCGGCAAGCGATGCCATCACCTAGACAAAGTACGAGAAGCCGTACTCCACACGGAGGAAGGGAGGTGGAACCTCGGTGATTCGCTGGCTCGTCTCGGCAAATCTGCTCGTGTTGTTAGCGCTGCTGTCCATGGCGTCGGTACGCTACGGGAGTGAGCTCGGTATGGCCGACGCTTGGTATCGCACGGCCATGGTCGAGAAACACGAACGCCGGGTCTGTGAGCAGCGGCACTCCATGTTGCTAACCGCCATTCGACGGGAAGGGTTATGGCAACGTCTCGGGATGGACAGTCAGCCGTGGCTCGCCGGGAAAGGAAGGGGAAAGGGGGAGTAGGCTATGTTCGAGTGCGAATACTGCGGTAGTCGGCAGCACCATACGATCGAATGCCCCGAGTGCGAATACTGCGGTAGTGTAGAGCTGGGCAATCCATTCGATCCGTTCGGCCTCGAAACGTGGTACGATGAAGTCATCCGGTCTGCACAACGGAAGTTGGCGGCCGCGGTCGAAACTGTTCCCGGCTACAGTACCTTTGCCAAGTCCCAGTGGACATCCGAGCTGGAGCGCATGTGGGCGCTGCCCACGAGGGAGGGGGATGAAGATGAGTGACGACGAACGTTGCGACATGCTGTTCACGTACGGTACGCTCATGCAAGGCGAGCGGTTACACCACCACCTGCACGGACGAGCGACGCGGGTGGCGACGGCGATGGTCACCGGACACCTGCTGAACCTCGGCCGCTATCCCGGCCTTATCGCCGGCGACGGCCGTGTCAGCGGCGAGCTCTATCGCGTGGACGATCCGGAACTTCTCGCCACGCTCGATCGTGTGGAAGGGCGCTATTACGAGCGCCGACGAACCGACGTCGAGCTCTGCGACGGCCGACGGGCGTGCGCATGGATCTACTGGTACCGTGGACCGCGAGACTACACGACACCGATCCCCAGTGGTAACTGGCGAAACCGCGAACCTATCTCGAGGGAAGAAGGATGATGGAGACTAAGCACAACAAGACCCTAACGTGGGAAGAACTCGACAAGTGCGAGACAGCCGATGCGATCGCGGATCTGCTGCGGCGTCACGGAGTACGTGGCGTCCCCGGCCAGCCGGAAGCGTGCCCACTCGCGGTGGCAACGGGATGGTCGGTTTCCGGTAGGGTAGCGTGGCTGGGCGAGCACCGTCTAACCCCTGCGGAGAGCGCGTTCGTCGCTCGGGTCGACGCCGGAGAGTATCCGGATTTGGCGGAGGTGGATCCCCGGGAGTACGGCGAGGGGGCATGATCATGTACGAAACGGTAATCTACAAGATCACACGATCAGACCTAACGACCCATAACGGCTACCAATGGGTCATTGGGGAAACACGTGAATTTCCCGGTACTGGGGATCTCTGTGGGCCTGGGTATGCCTACGCCTACGAGAGCGCACAGCTGGCACTGCTCTTGAAATTCATTCACGTCGACTATGACCCCTACTGCCTACTCCGAGGTCGCGGGGTCATCGTCAAGCGGGATGGGCAACTCAAGGCGGGATGCTCGCGTCTTACGCTGCTAGAGAGGATTACCGTACCCGACATCACGCTGGAGCAGCGCGTAACCTTCGCGGTGTTGAGCGCCCGCGCTGTCCACACGGGGAATCGCTGGGCGTCCTGGGCGGAGAGGTGGCTCGATGGTACCGACCGCTCGGCGGAGTCGGCGGAAAAGATGGAGCGCGCGGTGGCGGCGTTGGTAAGGACTCGATGGATGAAGGCGGCAACGCGGGCATGGGAGGCGGAGGCGGCACGGCGGGCAGCGGATTCGGCGAGGTGGGCAGCGGATTCGGCGCGGGCGGCGGAGCGGGGAGTCCAGGTGGCGGCGCGGGCAGCGCGGGCAGCGCAGGCGGCGGTGCATGCAGCGCAGGCGGCGGGGCGCTCGCTCAACCTCGCGGTGATCGCGCGGGAAGCGCTACTTCCGTGGGAGCCGGAAGGGGGAGGGAACTTCTGACATGGGAAGAACTAGAGTATTCGGATTTGGTGGAAGCGCGGGCAAGCGCTTGGGAGGAGGATAACGGAGCATGAAGAAAAAGAAGAATACCACGCGTTCGTCTCCGAAGCTGGGCGCCGCGGTGAGAATCCTCGTAACCGCCGGAGGCTACGACCTTGCCGATGGGGAACGGTTTTCCCCTCCGATACCAGCCGGCACCATTGGTCGTTACGACGGACCGTACCCTGACCCCAAACTCGCTGCCGAAGATTGGCACGTCGTGAGGATCGGCAGTGTGGTGGTGCCGCTCCATCGGAATCACTTCGCCGTGTGAGCGCGGTGTACGCCTAGCGGGAGGCGGTGACCGTAAGTACCTATAAATCCTAGCGAAAAGGGAGGACGAGCAGAGCAGATGAACCTATCCCCATGCGCGTTGTGTGCGAACCGTATCGCCCATCTACACATCCCTACCAACACACCGATCTCCGTGGAGGACGAGTACGAGGACTATTGGTTCGACCGACCGGAGTGGGATGAGGATGGAGGCAGCGAATAGGGGGATGCGAACGATCACGTTTGCCCCCCAGAAGAGGTTCTTCGAGGGTATCAACTACGGCTTCCAGTATAGCCTACTGGACCCGAAGTACGTGGCCTACCACGCGCCGGTCCAATGTAAGGACTTCCTGTCCGATGCGTTCTGGTCCGAGTACACCCGGACCGAGATAGTAGATGTCTACGGCTTCTCCTGGAAGCCAGGGACGTTGTCTCCTTTTCCTGCTCCCGTTTACCGACTGGGGATCATCTACAAGGAGCAGGACATGCAAGCGTGGGTCGGGCCCCTCGCCGCGTTCCTCAACGAATGGGAGAGGCGCTTGGGCTTCGCCGCGTCCGAGGTCGACCCCGCGAACGGCGGCAAGGCGACCGCTATTACGTTCTCTTGTGAGTGGACTCGAATGCCAATCTTGTTGTCGGCGTTCTTGTGCTTTGTCCGGTTGGGTGTGACATACGACCCGCGCATGTCGCTGGGGGACTACCTAGAGAACGCGAAGACTTCCCTCACAGGTGTTGATCTCGATTACCTCCGCGCCCCACAAGCGGTCCCCCGCGTCCAACGCCTTCTACGTGGTGATTCGAACTTTCGCCAGACGTGGACACAGTACACCGACGTCTACACTGTCCACGGCTACTCCGGAATCCGCAATGCGGTGAACGTATGATCAAGACGACAAGAAAGAAGAAACCGTTCGTCCCACCTTCGTGGTGGACGAACCTGCCGGATTGGGCACGGTGTTTGATCGTCTGGCGCAAGAGCTGCCAGCGCCATGCGCTAACCGCGCACGCCCTCGCCAGCCTATGCCAACGTCCAGTAAAGACGGTTCTCCAGGAGCTCATAGAGGCGCCAAACACACAAGTCTATTTCTGTTATACGATCCATGCTCCTGTCTGGCACGTCTACCGGAGTATGACCTTTCCCTACAAGAGTATGTTTGTAGACGAAGCGAAGTACCTCGCCCAGAAATACCCCAAGGCGGAGAGCATCGAAAACGGCGCACCATCTGCCCTAACCGCTCGTCTAACGTCCAGACAGATTGAGCTCCTACAACGGGTCGCAAAGGGGTACATGCCAACCAAGTTACGATGGATGAGGGATACACCGCAATGGTGAAACCGTACAAGCCGCCGCCACCACCGGCGGACGAGACTCCGTTCTGTCCAAAATGTCAGTCGGATCTCTGTGTAATCGAGGAGCCGGGCAAGGGCGTCTACATCTGTTACGATTGCAACGCCTTCCTCGACGCGAACGGGATGATGCTACCCGCTGCTTTGTTCTGGGGGATCGTGCGCGGGAAGTACAAGGCCCCGAAACGGGGAGGGATGATACCTTCGCCTTCCCTCCCAGCCCACCCAACCCCAGGAGAATTGCGAGAAGTACAGACGATTGACTCGGGGTGGTAGGCGGTGGACACCTACGTCATTGTCGGAGTACTCGGTTTCCTTGGTGGTTTACTAGCTAGACTAGGGAAAGGAGGCGAAAGGAGAAAGAGAATGGCAACTCAATCCCACCCGAACACACAGGGGCTATCGTTCTCGGGGTATGGTAAGTGTGCTCGGCAAAGCTGTCCCTACACGCACTACCTTTGCTCCCTGAACTACTGCGGACGGTGCTGTCGGGAGTTCCATAAGGAAATCCCCGAGCACCAAAAAGGGAACTCCTTCCCTCCAACACCAGACCCGGCCCCTCTCGAACAGGACCCCGTCCGCTGCCCGGAAAGCATTTACGATTCCGCATGGCGGCACCTCGAACATAGCTACCGTCACCACTGTAGGCTGGCACCGGGGCATTACGGTTGGCACAACTGCGACTGTACGTATAGCTGGCGTAGCGGACGGCCTGGCCGGGGGACGACACCGCCACCCGGACCCCCGCTATCTCACGAGGTTGTCGGCGATCCGACGTGCGGTGTGTGCCGCACCGCGCCCTACGATATTCCGTGCGCGAGGCACGCGAAGCCCAAGACCATGGACTCGCCGGCGCCGCCGACCCCGACTACGCTCAAACCGGCCACGACCATCGATTGGCCGTGGGAGTTCCAGACATCGTCCTATACCAACACAAGGGAGGAGGTGCTGAAAAGCCCGATCTTCGCTGACGCGGAAGCGAAGCTATAGAACGAACGAACGAAAGGAGGAAAAGAAGCTTGTTGTTAGGAGCTGACCCTGAGTTGTTCTTTGTGGACAAAGACGGGCGGGCTGTCTCCGCCCATCGCCTGCTGCCGGACAAGACGAAGAAGCGGAAGGTCGGGGACTGCTCGGTCTTCCGCGACGGATACGCGGCTGAGATCAACGTACCCGCCGTTGGCTGCCGAGAGAGCCTAGCCTACTTCGTCTTTGGTACCCACAAGTACCTACGGGATCTGGCGAGCAAACACGGCTACCGTCTCGCCACGACGCCGATGGTGCCCATCTCCCTCGCGGATCTTGCCGACGCCCCCGAGGACGTGCTCACGTTCGGCTGTGAGCCGTCATGGGATGCGTACACGGGCGACGTCAAGATCCCACCGCTCGACGGCCGCACCCATCCGTATCGCTACGCTGGGGGACACATGCACCTCGGCGAGCGCGAGCTCTACGCGCCCCTCTGGCTCCGAAAGGCCGAAGCGGTGCAGACGTACGTCCGCTGGTTGGATCTGTTCGTCGGTCTACCCCTCACCCTGTGGTTCGATCGCCCCGAGCTCTACGCCCGTCGGCAGTATTACGGGCAGGCCGGGGAATTCCGCTACCAGACCTATCCGAACAATTACGTCGGCGTGGAATATCGCACGCCGGGCCCGGAGCTCTGGAACCATCCCGCTGTCGCATCGTTCGCGTTCGGCGTGATGCGCTATCTCTACCAGAACTTCGCGACGATGCCTGCCTGGGATCATGCGCTCGACGATGATCTACGGGATGCCATCAACAACGGGGGCTCGTGTGGTCCGCGTCTCCTACGGGAGTGCCCCTACTGGTATTCCCCGGACCAGATTCTTCACCTCGCCAAGACACGAACGTTCCCGTTCGAGTTCGTCGACTGGTCACCGTATCTCCCGGGCCCGGGGGGTAAGGGCCTACCTGGTCGTACCTACCACGCCCACAAATACGGTTGGCGGAACTTGCTGGCCGACGTCGAAGCCAACAACGTCCTAGCCGCAGTGTAGGGGAAAGGAGGCTACTACTATCTGTGGCATAGCCGGATTCTTCGCCTGGGGCGATAGACGCCCCTCTGTACCGATCGTTCGTGCGCTCCTGCTCGCGCAACAGACTCGGGGTAAGGACGCCGCCGGGGTAGCATACCAGCCGACACCCGAGACCATCCGAGTTGTGAAGAACCGGGGGCCGGCCGAGGACCTTATCCGGTCGATCCCGGACGCCGAGTGGGAAGTCATCGCTAACAGCCCACGCGTACTCTTCCACGCGAGGGCCACCACGAAAGGAACGGAGGCCAAACCCGAAAACAACCATCCCGTCGTCGGCTACGACTGGGTCGTGACACACAACGGACACGTCAACAACGACGATGAGCTGTGGGATTACTACGGAGAGGAGCGGTTCGCGGAAGTAGATACGAGTGCGATCCCTCTCGTTCTCCACAAGGGCGGCGAGGGGGAAGGCAAAGACCTACTGTCGTCGCTGTCGTACCTGTCGATCTTATCCGGTTCTATCACCGTCGCGGTATGGAGCCAAAAGTACCTCGACCACATCGCCTTGGCGAGGCTCGGAAGTAACGATCTGTACCTGTTCCTCGACGAAGACATTCTGTACTGGTCGAGTGCGCCAGTCGCCGCTAGGATCATGCCCGGTACCACGTTGGGGAACCTGCGCTTCATCACCTGGGCCAAGCTTCCCGACAATCGCATCCTCCTCCTACGCCCGGACGAGCCGTTCGGGACCATGTACGAGGTAGACCGTCGCCCTTTCGTTCGCCGAAGTTGGTCTGTGAAATCGACTACGAATACGGGTGGGGTAGCTACTAGCTCCCCCTCTTCCCAACTGGCGCTTCCTCCAGCCCGTTCCAAGGGCGGAGCGTTAACGCTGGAGAAGCTGGCACCGAAGGAATATCCTGACCGGCCGCCGATGTCATTGCCGGCGGTCGACAAATTCAGCTGGAAAACTACCGACCTACTCGAAATCGGTAGGGGTTTGCGAAGCAGCAGTATCTCGAAGGCCACCGTGTTCTCGACGATGGGGCGGTGGATCTTCAACAAGACCAAAAGCAGCACAGAACCCGAGATTGTTCGGACCTTCAAGCCGTACAAGTCCGTCAAGAAGTTCCTGCGTCGGAACATCGGCCACGTTCCGGTCTTCCCGGTGATCCGATCACGGCCGGGTGATCCGGTAGAACCGGGTACGTCTGCGTTCTACGACAATCGAATGACGCTTATCGCGTTGCGATTCTCCGAGCCGCTCGACAGCGGCGGCGTATTCCAGACGATGGGCTATATCTGCCCGTGGTGTGGCGTATGGGGCCGTTATAACGTCTGGTCGGCAACGCAGTACCGCTGCGAGTTCTGCGGGATTCAGTCGAAGCACGAACCACCGAAGCCCAGTGGGGAAGGAGGGAAAGAATGACGTCGACGTCATCACTCCTGCCGCGACGTCCAATCACGGAGAAAGATCTCGACCCGATCATTCGGGCAATGGACGACGGGAGGCTCACCCTCAGTAACATCGCAGAGCATCTGTACCAGTACGAAAAAGGCTGGAGCATCTACGCCGCGAAACTCGCCGAGGAGACCCGCGAACGGGTCTTCGGGTGGGCCGACTATCTAGCGGCATACGGGGGCCGCTCGTCCTCGGGCCAAGACTCGCGTTACTTCATAGCGTTTTGGACCACTACCTTTTCTCTCATTCCACGCGAGGAGTTCCCGAGATTTTTCCGGGATTACTGGAAGAAGCTTACTGTCGTCGCGTCGGTCCGGGAGATGAGCAGCAGAAACGTACGAGTATGTGCGGGGGTGTGCGCTTGCGGCAAGTATTGGGAGAACATACCGCAGCTAGCTGCTAAGAAGCAGCTGGACAAGAGTCATACGTGGAATCTATGGACTAACCTCGACGAGCCCCCAGTAGAGCTATGCACACGGTTAGCGGCCAGTACGGGGTCGTCACTCGCTACCGCGAGCTTGTTTGCGCATATCCATGGCGTCTGTTCCATCTGCAAGTGGGCCTGTGCGTCGTGTGGTGCTTCGTTGCCTACCAGCGGTCCCGGGCTGGTTAGCGCCATTGTCGAGGATTTCTCGTGTCCTATCTGCGCTAGCAACCGGCTAACGAAAGTACAGCCACCAAAGCCGAATCGGGCCGAGCTAAAAGTCTACCGCTCGAAGTTCACCGTCGTCCGCTAGACCGTACCACGAAAGGAGGGGAACACTCTGTCCGATCCTAACGCTCCGTATCCCGTAAAGCTACACCGTCTTGGCAGTGACCCGGAGTGGGTGTTCGCGAGGATCAAGGAGTGGCAATACGCGGTCGTCCCGGCCAACCAGGTCATCACGCCGAACAAGGCGTTGGGATTGTCCACGTTCCTTGGGGTCGATGGACACGCAGCTACCGCCGAGATCCGTCCGACGCCGTCGTATAACATTCGCCGGCATCTGTACGACATCGCCTACGGCCTCGTCACCACCGATGCCTATCTCCGCCGTTATCCCAAGTGGAAAGACGTACGGATGGTCGCGCTGCCGTACGTCGGACAGGAAGCACTCGGGGGCCATATCCATGCCACGCTCTTCGTCATGGACCCCACGATGTGGAAGCTCCAGCTAACCAACCGCGTCTACCTGCGGGACTTCGACATCTACAACCCCCAGGCGCCCACCACCCCGGCTAACCAATCCATCACCAACATGTGTGTCAAGCACCTCGAAGACATCAACGCGGAGAGGACCGTCACCCCAGATCTATTCGGGAGGGTCCTGAACTACCTCCTCGCCCCGTTCGAGCGGTGGATTCAGCCGTGGCATTCACGAATCCGGCGCAATCACAACTACGGAACGGAAACCGGCGGGGATCTCATTCGGTACAGCTACCTCCCGCGCCCGGAGAGGATGCCGAAGTTCAACGATTGGGCGTACCTCCATTTCGAGTACCGCCTACCTTCGACTTGGCTCGCGAATCCTTGGCTCGCCTACGCCTACCTCGGCTTGGCAAAGTTCTCGCTCCTCAACTGGGACACCATCGTACCCCTCATCCGCGGAAGAGATACCAGCACCGACGTGCGAGCGGCTAGTTCGGAGCCAGACAATGGGCGTTTCTGGCAAATCTTCATCGACCGCTGGCGGGAAATTCGCGGAAAGCGGATGCTCGAAAGTGCCGATCTCCACGAGCTCGACACCGTCTTCGACTTCCTCCGTGACAGCCGCGAGCAGATCTTCGCGCCCTATGCCGGCATCCAAATCGATGCCTGGAGGAAACTGCTGGAATGATCTACGTGTTATGCCCCCGGCCTAGCTCGGGGGCGCGAGAACTCGTTGCTTGGCTGCGGGCGAACGGCAGCGAGGCCCGGAAGGTCCGCAGGATTCCGGCACTTCACGTCGGGGACCTGCTCGTCAACTGGGGCGTGTCGGGGATAGACGCTACTACCCTCGATCGGGCTGATGTGCTTAACCCCAACGTCTGCACGAACAAGTACCACCAGCTAGAAGCTCTCGCCGACGCCGGGGTGCCCGTACCCGAACATCGTCGTACCCGCCCCGAGTCTATGCAGGGATGGCTAGCTCGGAGGTTTTACCACCGCGAGGCCAGCGACCTTCTCGCCGAGCTTGACCACGGGGACTACTACGTCTGGTTCATCCCCGTCGAACGGGAGTTCCGTATCCATATCTTCAAGGGCAAAAGCATCCGGGCGGGTATGAAGGTACCCCGTACCACTACTCCCCATCCCAACTTTCGATCGTGGGCTGCCGGTTGGAAGCTGTCCTATGGCTCCGACTGCCAAAGTTACATGCGCCAGTCCTTCCGGAATACCGCCAGGAGAGCCGTAGAGGCCCTAGGGCTGGACTTTGGCGCCGTGGACCTAGCGGTACGCGCCAACGGGGACATCGTCGTCTGGGAGGTCAACACGGCCCCTGGCCTCGAAGGGGGCACCATCGCCGCCTATGGGCGGCACATCCAGGAGGTAGATCGTAATGCGACGACCTAGCAAAGACCTACTGTACGCATTGATTCTGCTCGTCCTTGCTATCGTGGGCCCCCCTCTGCTCTCCCTGTACACGAAGTACGTCGACTGGTGGTTGGGGCGAGGGCACGGGTACTGATGCTGCCGCTGCTGTGCGCCACGATCGTATGGGTGTTCTTCAGTTACGCCAACGGGCACATCTACGGCCCGTACCCTACGTTCAACGATTGTGCCCAGGCACGGGAGCTCCTCGGGGCCATTGCCATCGGAGGGGTACCCGTAAAGCTAGGGCAGTGTCAGGCCCTGGACGTCGAGACTAGCCGGTAGTATACCACAGGCGGGGGTTCCTTGTCAAGGGGAAAGAGGACCGTTCGGCCCCAGGCCTCGGGGGAAGACCCCTGGCCCGGATCGCCCTCTCTGCGGGCCAAGAAGGGCCCTAGAACGCGTTTTTTCGGGGAGGCCGCTACCCCCATAGCGGGATCTCTCCCTTTTGCGATCCTAGGGGCTCCTAGGCGGGTCCGCCGACTCCCGGCGTTCTGCGGCTTCTGGCCCCGAACTTTGCGCAAGTGGGCTGGACTTCCTTTTTCCCTTGACATCCCCCCTGTGCCTGTGTTATAATAAGGGCACCTTCCGGGTGATATGATAGGGGAGAGGATACGTAGTACTACGTAGTACTCGTAGTACCACGTAGTATCCCGTAGTACCTTGTAGTACTACGTACCCTGTACCACGTGGTACTCGTAGTACCACGTAACTACGGAATACCACGTAACTACAGGAAACTACGGGCTCGTTTCTGTAGTAATGAACATCATGATATAGTGAACATAGTATCTCCTACGTAGTACTACGTAGTACTCGTAGTACCACGTAACTACGGAATACCACGTAACTACAGGAAACTACGTAATACCACGGGTACCTAGAACGTAGCACCTCGTAGTAACTACGTACCCTGTGCTACGAGAGGAAGGAGCGAGAACCCTGTGCGTTTAGAGAAGGAAGAACTACGGGAACGGATTCGAGAAGCGGTGGAGGAAGTTGACCCCGCGCTTGCCGAGAATACCGTACTCGTCGGAATTCTTGCGGACGAGATGTACGCCTATTTCGTCGACTCCTCGCTAGAGGAGGACGAGGACGGGAGGTGGGAAGATGTCGACACATAGCAGAAAATGCCGGCTCCTAGCCACGGAAAATGTCTTCGACGACTAGCCGCCCCGCGAAGCTGTGCCCACAGTGTAACGAAGCGGAGCTGAGGATGGAAGTACGAGGCCACGATAACCGCTCCGTAGAGTCCAACGTGTACATCGTCTGCGCGAACTGCGGGTATCTTTCGGGGCCGTTCAGGCTGTAGGGGGTACTACGAGGAGACTACGATGCCGCCACCCGAGGTAGGGAGGTGGGGCCAAGGCGAAAGAGGCGCCGGAGGCGCCGTGGTGTCGGGGGCCTTGGCAGACGGTGGCGAGCCGGGGGCACAGCCCCCAACGGGGGTACAGAGATACCCCCCAACGTAGCACACCGGAGCGGGGAGGTGGGGCCGGTAGTTCTTCTCTCCTCCTCGCTCCCAACAACCCTACGGGAGGAAACTATGCCCTACGCGCGTATTCGGGACCTCATCCTCGATGAGGAAGGGTCGCTCCGCATCGACCCCGCCTCCCTGGAGGCCCTAAAGATCATCCGGAAGTTGAGATACGGGCTGTCGGACTCCGAGCCTACGAGGTCTTTCTGTGGGGAGCCCCACGAGGAGTTCATCGTCAAGCTCGACGATAGCCGAAGGCAATGTGTCGCTTGCATGAAGACCGATCGACCGAAGCCCTATCCCGCCCCGGCTAGGCAGGCCCAAACGGATCGGACCTCGGCCCCATTTTGGTGGGTCCTACCGACGGACCCGCCTGCGTTCAACGACAACGAGGATACGTTCGACGACGTGGACGCGCCCGAGGACTAGAGAACATGGCGTACTACGAGCACGAACGAGAAGAACGCCGGCCGAGCCTCTCCCGTCCGTTCTGCTCCTGTCTGCCGGCGCCTAGCACCGAGCTTTGGGGAGTGGTCTATCGCTATCTCGAAAAGCGGGGCCTCTCTTCCTCGCTCGCCAAGTGGAATGGGTGGTACCCGAGCAAGAACACCACCGACACAGAACCGCGTATCGTCATCCCCGCGACCAGCGCGGACCCCACGAACTTCTTCTGGCAGGCACGATATCTTGGTGAGGACGCCCCCGCGTCCATCAAGCGGTACACCAGCCCGTACGCACCACGAGGCGACGCGATCGTGGTCGTCTGGCCACACGATACCACCCCACCTTCGCGGTCCGTTATCGTCGAGGGCCCAATGGACGCCCTGGCCGCAGCGGGGGAGGGCTTCCTCGGGATCGCCCTTCTCGGGAATACCCCGCCCGAGGCAGTGTTGGATCTCGTGCCGAAGTTCGCGGGGTTGTTCACGAGGACGACGCCGCTTCTAGTCTTTGACGAGGATGCGCCCAAGGAAGCGGTGTCAATTGTCCGACGGCTGTCGGAACGGGGCGTGGTCTGTACGCTTCGCTCTCCCTATCCGTACAAAGACGTTGCGTCCATCCCGAAGGAGGAAAGGAGTCGCTTTTTGGTATGAACAAACAGACACGCGCGGTACTCCGTGAGTTCGTCGACGCCGTGGACGAGGATCACCTGGAATTGGCGGTACGGATCTACGTGAATAACTACGAGCTCTTTCCTCACGACAAGAAGTTCCTGAAAGGGCTAGCTGCATGGACCAAGATCCGACTTGCAAAGGAGTAGAGCAGCGATCCCCCAAGAAGACGAAGCGGCCGAAGCTCGATCCCCTCGTGCCCGAGAAGCTGTCCGCGGCTAGCTTCGAGAGGAGATGGTGTGCGGAACAATGCAAATTGTGTTTCGGATGCAAAACCCCCTTCCTTCGTCCGTTCGTCCCGAGAGGATGGACGCGGAAGCTGCTACTCGTCGGGGAGGCCCCCGGCGGCGATGAAGACACTCGTACCGGCCGTCCCTTCACGGGTCGCGCGGGGCGGCTCCTGCGACGTCTGTACCGTACTGCCGGCTATCGCGACATTGACGTTGCGCTGGTCAACGCCGTCCGATGCCGCCCCGCCGGAAACGCGACACCGTCTATGTCCCAGGTGCGAGCCTGTCGTGGTTTCCTTCTGCGGACGATTATCGTACTCAATCCTGCGCGTATCTTGGGACTCGGTGTCGTCGCCGCCCGGGCCCTCACCAACACCGGAGACGTCTCCGTCACGGGGCTCCGAGGTCGTCAACTCGAAGTGCCAGGAGTAGAACCGGCGGGCCTCGTCGTCTACTGTACGTACCACCCTGCCGCCGTCCTCCACGGGGCTACGCACCTAGCGAAACGTATCGTCGAGGATCTTCGACGTTTTGACGCCGCCCCGCGTGCCCTTCCCGCCGGCGAGCTCCCCCAGGATCTCCACACCCTAGGTGTAGACCTAGAGTGGAGCGCGGACGGCGAGCTTCTCACCATCGGACTGGCGGACGAGAAACATGCCTACGCTTTCGACGCAGGATAAGAAGCGTATCCAGGAGTACCTCCGCTCGGCGAAGTGGATTGCCGGGGCTAACACCGCTGGAGACGTCGAGAAGCTCGTCGAGTATGGCTTCGACGTCCCCGACGAATGGGTCGACGGCAGCAGGGTGCTGGACGCCATCCTCCTGTCCCGGATGGTTGACGAGAACGAGGAGAGTTACGAGCTCGAAAGCCAGCTGCTAGCCCACCACAACGTTCCCCCGTGGAAGCACGAGACGGAGCCCTACAACTGGGTCATCGAGGAAACGGACGGGAAGAAGCGGAAGGTCCGGCGGGTAGACGCTGCTCGTTGGCCCTCGGAGCTTCGGCGGAAACGCTGTCGGCTGGACGCCTGGGCAGGTCGTATTAACTGCCAGCACTTCGCCTACCAGTACTTCGCCAAGCAGCCATCCCCCCGTAAACGGCTGCTTGTCGAGTTCACCCATCGGGTAGCTTCGGCGGTATCGCGGTTGACCCTGTCGGGCATGGTCGTCGACATGGCGGTGTTCGAAAAGCTCGGCAGCGAACTAGAACGGGATATGCTCGCGGCGAGGGATCAGCTCCAGAAGGCGGCGATTGCCGCCGGCATGCAGGAATTCTCCCCCTCGAACGACGGGCATATCCGGGAGCTCCTCTACAAACGCCTGGGGCTCCCTATCTTGGAGACTACGAAGAAAGAAGGACTCCCCTGCGTTGATAAGGACACGCTTAAGCAACTGGATAACCCGGTTGTCGAAATGCTCCTCCGGTATAACGCGGCAGAAAAGCTCTTCTCAACCAACGTGGAGGGGCTACGAGATTTTCTCCTACCGATCGGCTACCTCCAAGGAAGCCCGAGTGTTCCTGTCTCTCTGCTGCCCGTCCACCTTAACCCTCTCGGTGCTCGGACCGGACGGCGAAGTAGTAGCAATCCTAACGTTCAAAATTGGGCCAAGCGGATCCGGGGAATCATTCGGAGTCGACACCCAGACGGCGGCGTAGTCGGCGCGTTCGATTACGAGAAGCTAGAGCCCCGGATCTTGGGGTGGCTCGCCAAGGAGCCGTTCCTCCTGTCCGTCTTCGGCCCCGGCGGGGGTGGGTATATCGTCATCGCCAAGCATATGTGGGGCTTCGAGCCGATCAGCGGTAGCCCCGAGTACCGCGCCACGAAGAGCATCGTGCTTGGCGTCCACTACTGCATGGAGACCGAGAAGATGGCCCACCAGCTGTGGGTGTTGGGAGTCCGGTTCTCTGCCGACTACGAGGCCCACTGGCGAGAGACCGACCGACTTCGCCGGAAGTACCTCGCCCTTATCCCCAATGTCGTCCGGTACATGGAGCGGCAAGAGGACGAGCTCCTCCGGACCCAGCAGATCGTAGCCCCTAGCGGCCAAGTTCGGCACCTTCCGTGTCCCGACGGGCAGAGAACCCGCGGCTACACCCACATGCGGAACCAGGCGGTGAACTACCCTGTCCAGGAAACCGCCTCGAAGATTACCGGTGCCGCCCTCGTGGGTATCGAACGGGAGCTCCTGCGGGAATACGGTCTCTCCTACCGGGAGTACCTATCTCTGCTCCTAGAGGGCCGAAAAAAGCTCTTGACAAATGGAGCAGGATGCGGTATAATTACCCCCAAGATCGCATCCGAGTTGTATCCGTTCTCCCTCCCCATCAACGAAGTCCATGACGAGATCACCGTCGATATCCCTCCTCATACTCGTGCGAGGGATTACGAGATCATCGTCGAGACCATGCGGAGCGTCCCCGATTTTCATGCCCTCGTCCCCGGGTTCGACGCTCCGCTTTCCGTAGACCCTCTTCTTTCTCGCCATTGGCACGTAAAGGAGGAGTAGTCCTTGGCACCATTTTCACGTCGTGGCAACAAGGGGAATTCGATTCGCCTTACTGGGCTCTTCCCGATGAAGAGCGGGAAGGGTTTCTGGGGCAGCCTTCGCCCACAAGATATCGAGGACCTCGTCCAGACCATCAAGCAAGCCAAGGCCGACGACAAGGGCCTTGTGTTCTTCGTTTGGAAGAACGATCGCGATCGCCGAGGGAGCGGGCCGGCCCTGTCTCTCTCCGCCGCTGTGTCCCAGGACCGGCAGGAGGACCGGCAGGATCGTGTGCGCCGCCGTCCGATCGGTGCCCCGCAACGTCCTACGCCGGCCGACGACGACGACGACCCGTTCCCGGAGGGAGACGACCCTTTCGGGGACGAGGGATAGAACCTCGGCGTGTTCGAGCTACGGCCCGGAGGTAGGTTTTGATTCCTCTCCCGGATAGTCTCACCATCGGCCGCGACGTCGAAGACGAGAAGAAGCTCCTTTCTGCCGCAAGGTCGTGGCTTGAGCGGGAGGAACGGCCGAAGGGGATCCACGCCAGTGATCTACTCGATCCTCGTAAGGCATACTACCGTCTCGTCGATCCCAAGGGCACCAGCGATCGAGATGTACCGATCTTCCTAGTGGGGAAGGTGCTTCATGCCTTTGTCCTCGGTTCCCTCGAAGGGAAGGTCGATCTTTCCGTTACGGACGAGGGCGCACAGTATGACGAGGAACTAGGGCTCTGGTACAGCCCCGACTGGGACAAGGGCGAGATCGCCGAGTTCAAGACTAGCCGTCGCTTCTATGAACCCCAGACGGCCGGTGACATCGATACCTACCTCGAACAGGTCCTCGTCTACATGGCGGCAAAGAAACGCCGCCGGGCGAAGCTATGGGTCTTGTTTCTCAACCGGAAGGACCCCGACAGCCGCCGTACCTCCCCCGAGTTTCGCGCCTATACCATCGACATTTCCGAGGAAGATCTTGATAACCTTCGAGAGCACATTCAGGCCACCAGAGCGGCGCTGGAGAAGGCCATTGCCCAAGGGAGCCCTGCCGACCTTCCGCTTTGTCGAGAATGGCTCTGTGGACCCAGTATGTGTCCCTGGTGGGAACAGTGCAAGCCCGCCGGGCGATATGAGGTAGACCCCTCTGCTACCGACCAAACCCCGCCCCATCGTACCGATCTCTCAACGACGTATAGTTCCTCTGTCGGCGGAGTTGGAGAAAGCGATCCTGTCGGCGATCCTTCGAGGCCACGTCGAACTCGACGTCGTCGAGGAACAGGAGCTGTCCAAGATGGGCCGGCTGCTGCTTCGGGCGATCTTGAATCTCGCGGAGACGGGGAGCAAGCCACCGTACCGCCTCGGCGTCGTCGCGCTCGTGGCGACGGACGTTCTCGGGGGGAACCGGGAGGAAGTTCGTAGGTACCTCGCCGACGTCGCCCGTTTCCAGGCCGAGAGCGACGTAGCGGACATTCTCCAGAAGGTCCGCGACAAGCAGCTGCTCGTCAGCCTGGTCAACGAAGCCGCCGCTCAGCTAGGAAAGGGCGTCCTCGACGTCGGCCACCTTTCCGCCCTCCTCGCGGGTCGGGAGAAGGGAACGGTCGACGTCGGATCGATCGCGGACCGGATCCGAGACGGGCTACCAGATGCCCCCGAAGGACTCCGACTCTCCAGCCTCCCGAAGCTGTCCGAAGCGACGGGTGGTGTCTACGGCGTCTGGGTCATAGGCGGGGGCCCCGGCATCGGGAAGAGTACCCTTGCATGGCAGATAGCCCTCGACCTCGGGCGCCGTCTTCCGATCGTCTACAACGATAGCGAGAATGGCTTCCCGGTCATCATGGACCGCACCCGTAGTATCTTCCAGGGCAACCTGGGGAAGATTCGAGAAGCAACGAAACGCATCTTCTACTGTGAGAACGCCCGGGATCTGGACCGCCATCTCGCCGTCGTCGAGCCGCCGGCCCTCATTATCATCGACAGTCTCCAGAAACTTCCTTCGTCCGTGGAGTACCGACGGGAAAGCTTGGACCGCTGGATCCACCGGCTAGAGATGCTCAAGAAGCGGGGTTATCACGTCCTGCTCGTGTCGGAGATCCCGCGCTCCATGTACGACAACGAACCGTCCATCGGTGCCTACAAAGAGACCGGCGAGATCGAGTACGCCGCCGATCTTGGACTCCAGCTGCTTTCGGATACCGACGACGGCCCCGTACGTGCGTTCATCGTCAAGAACCGCCATCACCCCAAGAAAGGCTATGTATGTTCTCTCCAGCGAGTACGTAGCTGGTGGTGGGAGGAAACGGATACAACGTGGACTCCAACGATCTAGTCGTTCTGCTCCTCGTGACTATCATGCTATTCGCTAGAAGAATCCCCCGAGGAAGAAGAAAAGGAGCCAGATAAACCGCCACTATGGCTTACATCCACTTTTCCTTCGACACCAAGAAGCAGAAGGGGGCCGGTGCGACGAAGCCGGCGTTGCGGCTGTACCCGCTGGTGTGTATGCACGTCGGCTCTCCACAGTGCGATATGCGCTTCCTCAAGGCGCAAATCGCCCGTATCGAGAACGATCCAAGCGGGCGGTGGGTATACATGGGGGACGGCGGGGAGTGCGTGACAAAGCTTTCGAGGGGGGATGTTTATGGGCAGCTCCTCTCCCCCCAACAGCAGATGGAGTGCCTCCTTGACCTTCTGCGGCCGATTGCGTCGAAGGGCCTGTTCGGGATTCGAGGCAATCACGGCAACCGGATCTACAAAGAATCCGGCCTCAGCTTCGACCATAATCTATGTAGTCAGCTGGGTCTGCCATACCTCGGTGTAGCGGCGATGGCGAACATCGTCGTCAACCGTAGCTCCTACGATCTGTATTTCCATCACGGTATTGACAGCGGTACGCCGGTTACGTCGAAGGTGAAGCGGGCAGAGGATTTCATGCGCTTCATAAACGCAGACGCCGTGTTTACCGCGCATAGCCACGTCGCGATGGAGCTACCACCCGCCGTGCTCTTGCAGGCGGACAACAACGCCCGCCGCGTTTTCACCCGCCTGCGGCACCAGTACATTTGTGGTTCGGCCTACGACAGTAGGACGGGCTACGCCGAAGACCGCGGCTACCCGCCGTTGCTGCCTTCGTACATCTCGGTGGAGTTCGACGGACGGATCATCGAAGGCCGAGCCGTGAAGGGCCAGAAGTTCGAGCGGTACCAGAGCGACGGTCAGCACGAACTCCGGCACGATTATATCCTACCCTATCTGGAGAACCAACCCGACAATGGATGACAAGAACGAACGGATGTTCGCTGGTTTTCGTTTCGGTCTGTTCCTGCCATAGGCGCGGCGCGGCGCGGCGAGGGCTCGACCCTATGCCCGAGAACGTGGCAGCAACGACGGAGCCATGTAACCATCTCGGCACCGCTCTCTGGATCAACAACTTTAGCTGGTGGTGTGGTAGCTGTGGACGGGCCGTTGCCTTCTACAACCTGATCCCGCATCGTCAGGCGCACGTACCGGGAGAGATCGTCAGTCCCACGGATTTGGAGGATGTGTAGACCATGGACTACTTCTGGTGGGCGCGATGGTTCGTCGCCCAAATTGCGATAGGAGTGATGGCGTTTTGGACTCTGCGCGTATTTCGCCTGCTGTAATCTCCGTCTACCTAGCGCATCCATACTCCAAGAAAGCCGAAGGGAAGCGCGTCCAGGCCGAGATCGAAAAACTTGGCATCCTCGTAGTCAATCCCTTCGACCGCGGGGAACAGGCGATCTATGACAAGAAGCTTGCCCCGGGCGGCGGTGGGCTCGATTACAACGACTGCGCCGCGATCGTCAATATGGACCTCTGGAAGATCGACGAGACACGGGGCGTGGTTGCGCTCCTCTTGGATCCCTCGTCGATCGGCACGATTATGGAGATCTTCTACGCCTCCCACGTAAAACATCGGTCGGTCTTCTCCTATGCCCCGACCGAACGGTTCGCAGCGCACCCCTGGATTCGGTACTACAGCAGGGGGGTGTATCAAACCGAACCATCGCTGTATTTGGCGTTGAAGGAATGGGCTGCGGAGTGGAGAGAGCGGAGGGATGCCTGATGTCCGACCAGACCAACCCAAAGGATCTCCTTGGCATCAAGAAGCCCCCGCTGCATCTCGTCCCGGCCGCGTTGCTGTTGTGGGTGTCGCGGGTGTTCGGCAAGAGCGCCAGGAAGTATGGCCCCTACAACTGGCGCGAGAAGAAAGTCCGCAAGAGCATCTATCTAGACGCCATTCTTCGCCACGCCCTGGCGCTGCAGGATGGCCAATGGCAGGACGGAGAAACCGGACTCCCGCACGCTGCTCACCTCGCGGCGAACTGTGCCATCCTCCTCGACGCCGAAGCGTTGGGGTGTCTCCTTGATGACATGCCGTGGAAGAACGGTCCCGCCCCTCAGCTTATCGAGCAGCTGGCGGAGACCGACGCCGCCGCGAAGCTCCCTTCCCCTACCATCCCCGCCTAGAAAGGAACCCTGCCTACATGAGTACTGAGCCCTCGAAGAACGTCTTCGCGATTAATCCGCCCCAGGATCTCTCTGAGACCAAGTACATCTTGTCCATCTACCGTAGTGGTGGGGGTATGTTCGGTGGTAGCCGCCCGACGGTGGTTGCCGTCGACCGCCTGGAGCCCGTGTCTGGAAACGCAGGACAGCCTCACCTCGGCTACCGGGGCTACAAGGGCGACAAGCTGGTCGTGGAGTTCCCCGCTTCGTATACATACCTCTTGGTTGCCTCGGAACTCGTAGAGGCCATTTCCTCTATCGAGCACGCGAAGCGCACCAAGGCCGAACACGAGGAGCTCGACAAGATTTTCGGTCCCTCGAAGGAGGAGGAGGGTCTCGGAGATCTCGAACTGACGCACCCCGGGAGGTACGTCTAGGCTACCGCCATGCCCTACATCCGGAAGGAAGAACGAGAAGATCTCGCCCACGTCGTTGAGCACCTGCGACAGATCGCGGAGACCGTAACCGTCGGGCAGCTGAACTACCTCATTACCTGTCTGATCGACGCGTACTGGAGTGGTGCCAAGCGCTACTACAACATCGCCATGATTACCGGCGTCCTGGAGAACGTGAAGCAGGAGTTCTATCGCCGAGTCGCCGCCGAGTATGAGGATGCGAGGAGGCGGGAGACTGGCGATGTCTACGGACAGCTCCTCGCCCAGGAAGAGGAAGAGGAGGGAGGGGATGAAGCTCCTGGGGGTTGATCCAGGGCTTCGCCACACCGGCCTCGCAATTCTCGACCGGGACAGCGGGAAGGTGCTGGATACCGAGCTCCTGCTGTTCCCGGGACGGGGCTACAAGTTCATTGGGACCTACCTCGAATGGATACTCCCTCGCGTCGCCGAGTACGTAGACGAGCACAAGCCACGCCTCGCTGCCGTCGAACAGGTAGGGTGGTACGGACGCCGACAGCGGATCACGATGCCCCTGTCGCACGTCGCCGGGGCCCTCGTCGGGCTACTGTGGGGCCGAGCGATTCCGGTGTATCTGCTCCCCGCCAACATGAAGCAAGGCCCCGACGTCGACAAGCGTCGCCCCCGCGGCGTCTCGGACCACGAGCACGACGCCGTGCTCTTGGCGAGAAAAGTCCGAGCATGGTTACGTGCCGAATCTGCGGGGGACGCTTCTGGCCTACGCCGTCTCTCTGCGGTCGGATCACGGAGAATTTCGATAGTGCCGAGTGTGCCTTCCGCTCCTATGTCCAGCGATCCGATCGCGCGAAAGCGATAGACGAGGCGCCCAATGCCGAAGAAGACGTCGCCGCCGCCAGTACGTATTCGCCAAGTTACGCTCAATATCCCGTCCGGCCCGGGGTCGCTCTACGCGAAGCTTGCGAGCCTCCGACAGGAGTACCACAAGTCCCTCCGGCTCTGGGCCTCGGAGCATGATTTTCTGCTGTACGTCCTAGAGGTCGGTGCTCCACAGGTTGAGCGCCAGATGCGCCGCATCATTGCACCGTCGATTATCGATCCCTCCGATGCCTCCGCCCCGAGATCCATCCTGGCTCCTAGCACGTAACCCTCCCCACGCCCCCGAAGACCCCAAGGGAGAACCCGCTCTGTGGTGGGCGGTGTTACGGCAGTCTGCCCATGATCTGCGGTTCGGCCACGAAAGCCACGCGATAGACGCGCTGGAGTTTCTTAGAGATACGGGGCAGTGGTTGGCCTCGGAGTTTTTCGGGGTGGAGCGCGACGCCTACCAGCGGGAAGTAGCGGCGCTGGTGTTCCGTCGGAATCGGGAAACTGGAAAGCCCCTCCCCATTCCCCAACGAGGTACCCCATGAAGTCTCCCGTCTGGAGTGGAGACTGGCCCATCCCCAAGACGATTCGGTTGCCCGGGCTGCGGCTCCGCATAAAGGTGTTGTCCCCCGAGGAAGCGGAGGAACGGGGATGTACGTACGGGATCTGGTCGTACGGTACCCCGAACTCCGAACATCCGTACGCGACGATCTTCCTGAACGGAGCACTCCCTCTCGCGGTCCAACGGTATACCATTTGGCACGAGCTCATACACGCGGTCAACGACGGGCTCGACCAGATGATCGAGAAGTTCCCGGAGCATGTCCAAACCCACAGCATGGCAACCCTCGCGGCACTCCGACTAGAAGAAGTGAAGGAGGCCGCGAAGGAGGAGAAGGAGGAGAATGGCCTAGGATGAAAGTACCGTTTTTCCGGCCTCTGCGAAGGTTCAAATTCTTTAACAGAGCGATGCGGCTGCCATTCGATATGGCTGTCGCGCCAACGGTCGCTACGGGAGATGCTCGGGGTGCGGTGGCGAGTATGCCTAGGGTCCAGGGACCGAAGACGGTCTATCTCGCCGGAGGACACCGAAACCCGTGGCGGCAGCGCGTAGTCGCTGAGGTAACGGCGTTTCGATATCGTGATCCCAGCGCTCATGGAATCAAGGAAGCCAGAGCCTATACAGCTTGGGATCTTGAAGCAGTGAAGAGCAGCGACATTCTGTTTGCGTATTTCGAAGCCGGCAATCCGAGCGGTTACGGTTTAGCGCTCGAGGTCGGGTACGCAGCCGCTCTGGGGAAGCATATCATCTTTGTCGACGAGAAGTCAGAGGCCGAACCCAGCGTTGGACGCTACCTGAACATCGTCAAAGAGACTTCGGACGTCCACTTCAAAACGTTGGAAGAGGGGATTGACTACCTGCGCCGCCTCGCGTCTCTGGTGTAATGGCGCGGTGGCCCTCTATGCAACGCGGAGTTGGCCCGTCTGCTCGGTTTGCGGAGGAGAATAGCCTAGGATGAAAGTACCGTTTTTCCGACCTCTGCTCTGTACGTTGCTCGCGTTTACCGCGTACGTCACCGTCGCCACGGAGAAGGAAGGCAATGGCTACGCCGGGGCGTACGTCACACCCGATCCGAATGATTGCGCCGCGGTGTCCCGGGTTGCGGCCCAGCAGAATCCCGACCTCGTGATCTACGAGTGCCAGAAGGTCGAGTTCAAGAAGGCCGTCAATCCCCATCCCAATCCCTTCCTCCCTTCCTCGGGAGAAGGAGCGGGGACAGAAAGCAGATAGGGGAGGCGAAGCCAAAAACACGAAGGCCCCGGCAGCGAAAGCTGCACGGGGCCTTTTTGTGTTTCGGGACGGAGGGAGTGGGCGGGGCGGGCGGGCTAGTTGCCGGCCTTTGCCTCTTCGGTCTTCTGCCAACCGCGAGTGAACGCGGCGGCGCCCAGGATCACCAGCAGTGCTTCCCAGACGCGATCCGGGATCGGGAGGGCAACCACCCCGAACTTCGCGAAATACGGCAGCGCAATGTAGTTATTGATGATCACCGCCGCGAAGGTGAACCCGATGGTTGGACGCCAAGACCACTGAGGCCAATGTTCGCTCTTGGCCTCTTCCCGCATCGTGGCGTTGACGCTCTCGATAAGCTTCGCCGCCGCGTCATCCTTCTCGGCGTCCGCCTGGAGCAACGCCAGTCGGAACTGGAGTTCGATCTTGGCCTTCTCTTCCTCGCTCATCTTCTCCGGCAACACCCGCTTGAGGATGTTGCTCGCGAGGTCCGCGAGAGGACCGACCAGAAGGTTCCACATCGGGGGCTACGCCTTTTTCACGGCGTCTACGGCAGCCTTGGCTTTGCCTTCGACCTTCCGGCCGTACTTGTATCCGAGGTAGCCGCCCAGACCGAGACAGAGGATGGCTTCAAGGAGGACGTAGGTAAAATGGGGGGTCATGGTTCTGGTTTCCTTTCGATCGTGAGGGGGATGGGATACGTTAACCGCGCCATCAACGTGGTGAGGGCGCTGCGAGACCGGAGGATGCTTCCGTCCTGCATCCGCTCCTCGCCTACGGCGATACAGCCTTCGAGTTGCGTAGCGAAGTTCGCCGCGTGTATGCGGATGCCCGTGCGCCCCGGTACGATAATAAGGGGGAGGCGGTGCTCCTTGTCGGGGGACCAAAGGGTCCCAGCGACAACACGTGGCGAGACCGTGAGCTCGACGGTGTACGTGCCCACGGGGATGGCGGGATGTTCTGGATCGTGTTCTGCGCGTTCCAGCGTGTAGCAGAACCGTTCCTCGTTGATATACAGGACGCCCTGCGTCCATTCCGGGGTGAGCCTGTCGCGGACGACGAGGAGGTGGTGCATCGTGCTAGTGCGCCGGCGTCGGCGTCGGTACCGGAATCGCGCGGAGGCGCCCGGCAGAGGGTACCCACAGATCGCCCGCCGCGAAGGAGGAGAGCTGGATATTGCCTTGTACTCCACCTGTATCCATGTAGGCTGCTACACCCACGCGGCCAGACGTATAGGTCGTGTCCGTAACCTGAAGGATCTGGGTTTTCGTACCACTTCGGATCTGGTAGACGGTGAGGACAGAGCCTACCATCGTTGCGTACAGGATGTCGCCCGCCTGCCAGGTCGTTGTCGCCGTTGCAATGGTGGTATTCGCTCCAGCGGCAAACCGATCAACGTTCGTCGCCGCGGGGTTGATCTGGCCGGTAATTCGATAGCCGTTGTCCGTCGCTCCGGAGGCGTACCGTAGAAGGACCCCACCGTACGCAAGGGCTGTTCCGGAAATCGTCGATAGTGTAATCTGTGCCCATTGGTCGGCGGGGATGGTTGCGACGTGGGTCTCCCGCTTGCTTGATGCGATCGAGGTCACTTGCAGAGTGTGACTAACGACCTGGAGCGGGCGTCCGATACTGTTATCCCAGTTCCCACCGCTGCTGAGGGGATTTTCGTCGGCCTGGGGGAAGGTGTCGAGGATCGTTACCGGCATACGGCGTGCGCTTTTATCGGATGCGCGTGGCGATCAGCTGGGCGATGTAGACGGTAGAGGCGGAGGCGTTGCCGATCGCCTGAACGTCGATCGCCTGGGCACCGTTGACGGTGAGAATGAACGTGCCGCAGTTAACAACGACGTTCGCGGCGGCAACGGTCGGGAGGGTCGCGATGTTGGTCCCATCGACCCGCAGCCGCATATTCGCGTTGTCGGCCGCGGCTGGCGTACCGCCAAGGCCTAATCCCGCGCTAACCTGCACACTGTACGTGCCGGCGGCGGGGGTGAGGGTCGCGACAACGGTACCCGCTGTTGGAGCGGCGGCTGTGGACGTGACGCCGGTACTATCGGCGAGGAACTGGGTGACGGGATGGATATTGGCGGATCCCGTTGGTACGATCGCGATCGGTGCCGTGTAAGCCATGGAAGAACGTCCTTAGGGGAAGGGGGGAGGTAGGTTAGTGTCCTCGAAGGGGATAGAGCATAGCCATCGCCCAGCCCGCCGCGAACGAGGCCAGGGCTGCTACGAACCGCCAGAACCGTAGGGCACCGCGGGCTCGCGTCTGGGACTCTGCCCACGCCTCTAGCTTGCGGTCTAGGCCGGAGATCTCCATGAAGATTCTCCGCTGACCCTCTTCGACGTCCTGGGCACGATCCGAGATCGGACTCGGGCTCGGGCTCTTTGTGGAACTCGACGGTCGCTGTGCGCGTGCGTTCACGATGCTGCTCCTAGCGCGTCATTACCAGGTCCAGGTCGGAGTAAACACGGTCGCGGTCCCCGTGCTGGTGAAGACGTAGAGCCCGCCATACTCCGAGACGATGCGTCCCGCATACGCACTGGTGTTCGCGGCTGCCACGAAGGCTGTCGTGCCGCCATCAAAGTTGCTGGCGCTCTTCATGTAACCCTCGGGAACGCCAGCTACCGTGACGCTCGCGGCTACGCTGCAAAACCCGGCGACGTCGATGAGGACCCGCAGGCCGTGCGGGAACAGAATGGTCGAGTCGCGAATGACCGGAGTCGTGACCGTGAAGCCCTCAAATCCCGTGCCGCCACCTCCGGTCGAACGAACGAGCCAGGACGCAGTCCGGTCGGTGTAGGCCATGCCATCGAACCTGAACGGCGAAGAGGGGTTTGTGTAGAAGAACCCGAGAAGACAAAACTGGTCGTACCCGGACGGCATCGTCACGGCGGTATCGTTCTGCGTAGTGTAGATCTTGAACGCCATGTCGTTCGTGGTATTGGTCCACGTCGTGCCATCGAAAGAAGCTGGTGACCCATTGGGGTAGGAATTGGCGGTGTCTCGGTACCACAGGATGTTATTCGCGCCTATCGCGTAGTCGCCCTGGAGCACGAGCCAATAGGTCACGCCGGCGGTCACGGTCGTCGGTGTACGAAAGACTGCGCGGAAATTAAAGTCGGGCGGGGCGGCGGTCTGGAGCGCGTCGATTGTTGCCTTGTCGGACGTCGCCAGGGGAATGCCGCTCGGGGCGCCCGAGTTATCAGCCTCGATCGTGAACCAAATTCTCCCCGATGGCGTACCGATACGTTGGAGCGGCACGTCCACGACTTCGACCTTACCGGTCGTCACGACTTTGAAGCTCTGAGCGAGTTTCGTACGGGCCGTAGCGTCGCGAAGCGCAGTCGTAGCGGTTCCACTCATCTGTGCCTGATCGAGAACGTAGTTCTTGCGTCGATGCAGGAGCAGAGCCTTGGTTCCGTCGCTCTTCTTACGAATTGCATAGGTCTCGTACCAGGTATTGCCGACCACGCTGCCGGTATCGAGTCCGCCCGCGCCGGTTACGCTGGAGTCTGCGACGAGCTGGTCCCATCCTGTCGTAACCTCGCCGTCGTTCATGACGATTTGGTCGGCGTGGACGAGCATGATCTTGGTCGTCGTGCCGGCGCCGTTGCCCGTTTCGTCGGGGTGCGTACGGAGCTGGAGACCCTGGAAGGTCTGTGGTGCTCCAACCTGCACATAGGCGAGACCAGGCGTCGCGGTCGAACGTGCGACGAGCGCTTGCCCGTCTGCACCGGCCGGAAGCCGAACAACCGAGCTGGCACCTCCACCAGGGAACAGATCTCCCTTGGCCGTGGGATCGATCCCGATTGCGCTCCGGATTCCAGATACCGTCGTCGCTCCGGTGCCACCATCTGCGATTGCGATCGGGACGGGCGCCCATACCGGAGCCGCGCTATTGACCCCATTGCCGGTCTGCTGAAGGAACGCCTTGGTAGTGCTCGTATTCCCAGGAAGCCTCGTTGGCGTCCCGTTGGCCCCTCCGTAGATGAGGTCGCCGAGGGTCGTCATGGGATTGGGGAAAAACGCAGCCCACGACGTCCCATTATCGATGCGGAAGGTGCTGTCGTCGGTCGTGAAGCAGATGCGGCCCTTTGTCCCTGCCGGTGGTAGCTGGGCTACGGTGAAGCGGGGAATGACGAAGGTAACGGTTTCGTTGTCCGTTCCCTGGACCGTTAGCTTGGCAGTAGCGGGATCCCAAACCAGGATATCCTTCGTGAGGCTCGGATTGTTCGGGTTCGATACCCAAACGACCCGCCCGTCGTTTAGACGCGTGATGGCGTGGTCCAGGGTATTCGCGAAGGTAATCGCGGACAGAACGTCGAAGCCGTTCGGGAAGTAGTTCGAGCTAATCGCCATGAGGCTTGGGTTCCGTTCGTTCTAGTGGAGAACGCGTTCTTGACGGGTACGGGAGGGACGAAGCTCCCGACGCTGTTGGAGCATCCGGTCGCGGTTGTAGAGCCTCTCTCCGCGCTGGACTTCCGGAGACTTGGGTAGGATCGACTCGGGAATGAGGGCGCCGAATCGCTTGGGAGGATTCCCCACGGCGTTGTGCGCGGCGAGCGTGGCCATCGCGAAGATCCGCAGAAGATGGCCGGGGTCGTTATCTTGCAGGTACTTCTCGAACTCGTAGGTCGCGCCGTAGGGATCCGCGATCTGCGCGAGCCCCCAGAACGTCCGCCGCACGAACTTCATGTCGAGCTTACCGGTCGCGATGGCGTCGGTGAGGTTGCGCCAGAAGTACCCCGACGATTGCCCGCCTGGGCCGAAGAGGCCCGTCGTCGCAAGGAACGCCAGGAGGGCTTTTCGCCCCTCTGGGAGGCCTCTGCGGCCGGCGTCGAGCAGGCCGTACAGTGGCCCCTCGATGTAGTCGATCGGTGCATGCAGCCAGAAGCCGGTCTTGCGGTAGAGCTCCTCACGGAGCAGGTCGATCGCCCCGACCCACAAAACCGCCCGGACCGGATTTTCGCGCATCGACTTTACCAGCGAGACAACCGTGCCTACCCGCCACGGTACGAAGAAGTTGAACGGCATTGATTTCCAGACATCCATCGCCTTCGACCGCATCGCGTACCGGACAAGATCGAGGTTGACACGATTGGCCGCGTCTTGGGGTTCGACGCCCGCCTCGATGTACTGTTTGAACCGGGCGGCCTTCGCCGCCGGATCCGCAATCGAGAACGTACGCCTTGAGCTCCAACGTTGTACCGAGGTGAGGGGTGTGGCGACGCGAGAGAGAAGCCCGCGCCCCCGAATGTCTTGGAGGGTCTGGTGGAAGACGTCGCTAGCCATCTGACCCTCTGGGTCGAACGGCATGTACCTCTCGAACAGCGCGCGCATTTCGGGGTTACTACCCTGTAGGTACTCGCGCCTGTCCTGGAGGAGACGTGTCATCTTGCCGCCGCTGAGACCGAACTTGTACCAGATGTTCTTGAACTCGTGGGGGTACGGGATAATGAGGTTCGGCGAACGGAGGAAGCGATTGCCGAAGTCCACCACGCGGGCCAACGCGCCGAGTATGTGTGGATTCGAGAGGTGGTCGCGGATGAACTGGCCGTATTCTGGGAGGGTCGTCCACCATTCCCCACCTCCGGGAATGCCCGTTACCCGGTAGGGGCGACCTCCGCCCATCGCCTCACTCGCGGCTTTCTCTGCGCGGAAGAGGATTCCGTTGTCTTCCAGGCTCTTGATGAACTGGTAGGTCTTAACCATCTTCTGCCCAGCCCAGATACGGAGCCAGAGAGCGAGACGAGGATCTGCGTATTTCTCCCCGGCCTCCATCCCTATCGACATCGTTGGGAATATCCGAGGCTTCTCGAACGCACCGAGTGTCGTCCGGATATCACTTCGTAGGCCGGTAGACGCCCTTGAGAGGGAGATGACGCGGCTCAAGTCTTTCTCGGCTACGTGCGGGACAACGTAGAAAGGCTCGTCGAATAACGGTCTCTCGCGGAAGAATAGGGCGGCTTCTTGTTCCTGCGGTCGAAGCACCTTGCGGAGATAGTCCGTGCCCGAACGAATCTCCGGCGGCAGCGTACCGTACGCCGCCTCCGCATCCCCCGTCTTTTTCCAGATGCGGTACGCACGCGCTTCGGCAGCAACCCACGCACCAGGATCGGTCACACGAAGCGCCGGGAGCTTCGAGGCGTCCCGCATCGCAGCCGTTAGATCCGTCGCCGCCTGGTCATGCAGCGTCACCAGCGGATGGTTGGGGTTCACCCGCCACAGCCTATAGTCTACGGGCAGCTTGTCCCTGACCCATGCCTTTGCGCGGGCCCAGTAGGATTCCTGGGGAGTCGGGATATGCGGTGGGGCAACCGGCGTCGGCGATGTGGCCGTAGCGGCCTCTTGTAGTGCCGCTGCTTTCCGCGCGTCTCCCAAGGCGATGCCAAGAGGGTCGAGGGACGAAGGCTCGACCTCACGTACCCCCTCGGGGCCGTAACGAAGACGAGGACGTTGTAGCGCGGCTGCCTTCTGCGTGTCTCCCGCGGTGATACCGAGAGTATCCGGGATCGTAGGTTCAGCCGGAGGGTGATTCGATGCCGAGGGAGAGGGTACCGAGGGAGGGGGTACCTCACGTACCCCTTCCGGACCGTAACGAAGACGAAGACGCGACGCCGAGGCGGGCGTTGTCTCCGCCGCCTCCGTGGCCTTTGTCGCGGCGCCCTGCGCGGCCGGCGTCCCTAGTCGTTTGCCGAGCGCACCGAGCGTTTCCTCGGCTTTCTCTGCGATGTCCGGGTGTACGCCGGCGCCGAAGCGCTGGGCGATCGA